CGTGCCATAGTTCTTCTGCAATGTTTGGAGACAGGTAGCGAGAAGCACCCTCTACGAACTTGTCCTGGAACTGCTTGAACTCTTTTGCATCCTTTTTCTTACCAATGATCTTACGGACCTTGTCCGCTTCTGCCATTGTCATGCCACCAAGTTCAGTACATGCGAGCATAACCTGTTCCTGATAAAGGATACATCCGTATGTCTCTTCCGTGAATGCTTTCATCTTGGTGTGCTTGTAATCAAGGTTTTGCTTACCGTGCTTACGAGCGATGTAGTCCTTACCAATGGTGTTCATGGCACCTGGGCGAACTAGAGCGTTCGAAGCAGCAAGCTCTGCAAAGCTTTTAATACCCATCTTTACGAGTAGGTTGGTGTAAGGTGTAGCTTCACACTGGAAGACACCCTTTGTAAGACCGTCAGATAGCATGGCATAAACCTTCTTGTCTTCCATGTCAATCTTATGTAGGTCAATATTGTCACCAGTACGTTCCTCAATAATCTTGAGAGTGTCCTGAATAACAGATAGAGTCTTTAGACCCAGAGCATCGATCTTGATTAGACCAATACGCTCTGCTTCTTCCATGTCTACCGCCACAACAGGGATACGTTCCTTGTTTCCAGGGCTGGTACGAGTCTCCAATGGAGCAAACTTAAAGATAGGTAGCTTAGATGTAACAACACCAGCTGCGTGAATACCAGTTCCACGGATGCGACCACGAAGCTTCTCCCCATAGACCTCAATCTCTGGATACTTCTCACGGAACCATTCAGTCTGCTTAGATGTGCAGTAGTCATCCCAGTCATCAACAACCTTAAGTACCTTGTTAACGTCTGCAAGTGGGACCATCAACACACGAGCAATGTCACGAACAATACCCTTACCCTTGAACTCAAGGAATGTGGCGATAGATGCAACGTGACGGTACTGACGTACAAGGTAGTCCTTAACGTCTTCACGACGGCTATCCTGAATATCGGTATCGATATCTGGGAAGTCATTACGCTCTGGGTTGATGAATCGGAAGAACAGAAGACCGTGAACAATTGGGTCAATGTCTGTAATGCCTAGGGCATAGCAGAGTAGCGAACCAGCAGCAGAACCACGACCTGGTCCTACCATGATATCTTCTTTCTTAGCCCAGTTAATCATGTTTCGAACAACTAGGAAGTAAGGACCAAACTTCTTATCCTTAATGACCTCTAGCTCTTCTTGGAGACGAGCAATATAATCTTCCTTGGTGTCTAGACCTTTTTCTTTTAGACCTTCCATAGCAAGGTCCAGAAGTTCCTTGTCTGGATCCTGGTACTGTGCAGGAAGCAAGTCTAGGTGGTCCTGAATGTCGTAGTCTTCTACCTTGTTCATGATCTCAATGGTATTATCGTACATGTCCTGACGAACGATACCCTGGGCTTCCATAGCCTCGTGCATCTCTGCATCTGAAAGCAAGTGAATCTGGAAGTCACGGAATGTCATTTGGCGGTCTGCACCATATAGGTAGTCTAGACGGTCCATAAGGTTATCCATCTCTGCAGACTCTGCATAGCTGACATCCTTAACAGTCTTATTAGCATAAGAGTTGAGGATAAGCTTGAGTTCCTGGATTTCACGTTGCTCTGGGTCAGAGTGGTGGCAGTCAGGAGTGACGACTGGCTTTAGGTTGAATTCATCCGCCAGCTCCAAAATGAGCTTGTTTACTTCTGGGGGGTTATGTGGCATAACCTCAATGTAGTAATCGTCTCCAAACGTATCCTTAGCCCATTGGAGGTGCATTTTAGCAGCAGCTAGGTTGTCTGCTTCAATTGCCTTTGCAAGGTATCCAGATAGACAGCCAGAGGTAATTACAAGACCTTCCTTGTACTCTTCTAGAATCTTCCAGTCCATGCGAGGCTTCTTGAAGAATCCCTCAGTCCAGGCAAGTTCGTTTAGTTTGTTAAGGTTCTCAAGACCCTTTGCATTCTTTGCAAGGATAACCAAGTGGTTATAGTTTAGGTCTAGGGGGTCATTCTTGTCTTTCTTGTCTTCGTGATCGAAGCGGTCTTTGGTAATGTACCCCTCAATTCCAAGAATAGGCTTGATACCTTTTTCCTTAGCAACTCGGTACATCTCACGGTGTCCAGATAGCGAACCATGGTCAGTGATAGCGATGGCTGGCATCCCAATCTCTACAGCACGATCCACATATTCCTGTGGGGTGGCAATTCCATCGAAAAGCGAGAAGTGGGTGTGAACGTGAAGTCCAGCGTAACTCATTATATCCTTACGTTAATTTTTAAAAGTTTGAAAGTGGGCAGTTTATAGAGATGCCCAGCTCATAGTTTTTACCAGTCTGAATTACTGGAGGTGAGTGACGGAGCGTCGAAGCCGAAGTAGAAGTTCTCCTGCTCTGCATAAGCAACTTCACGAACGACCTTCTCAAGATCGAATGCTTCGATGCTACCCCATGTGTAAGGCTCTGCATCTGGCTTGGTAGGAAGCAAGGTGTAGCTGGTTTCAGTTCCCTGACCATTACGCTTAATCTTCCACTCAAGGTTCGATACTGAACCAGTTTCAAGAGCATACTCACGAATTGTGTTGAACGCTGACTGCTTGCTGATGCCCTGTGACCATACGGCTACATAAGGGTCTTCAGTTCCGTCATCAATGATAACGTTGCAGTAGAAGCGAAGGCGTGAACGCCATCCAGACTTAGGCTCCTTGCGAGCCATCTCACAACCGTAGCAACGACCCTCTGAATCGATTGTACAAGCAGCCTTACGCTTGTAATCCTTTGGATTTGTGTGTTCTGCGATTACTACTGAAAGACCACGGTCTTCCGAATAGTTTGCTGAGTCAGCATCTAGCTCCTCAACGAAACGGATCTTGGCAGACTGTCCATCTGCAAGCTTGACCCAACGGACCTTCTGTCCTGTGCCTTCGAATTTTGGCTTGTCAACAATAGCGTTGATGTCTTTAAGCCCTCTAATGATACTCATATTGTTTCTCCTAATTTGGTTGGATTATTATTGTAGCATACCGATAATGGTTTTGTCAAATGTTTCGTCCAAATTCTTGATATCTTCATCTGACATGTCGCCAATATCTTTATACTTCTTATCTAGTGTTATAACAGTTACACGATTACCAAGCTTTTCAATGAGCTTGTCTTTCATATTACCGCCAGCTTCATCGTTATCAGCAACAACAATGATGTTATTGAAATACTTCTGAAGTAGGTCTGTTTGAATTTTGGATACGTTTGCACCCAAGGTTGCTACAGCAGGAAAACCGCACTGGTCAAGACGGATGGCATCGAATGATGATTCGACAACGTACACCTTCCCAGCAGTCTTTACCCTATGTAGATTGAATAATACCTTTGACTTTGGTAGTCCAGGTGTATTCTTAAACTCTTTACCCTCAACGGAACGACCAACAAACCCGATGTCCATTCCGTCTGGTGAGGCTACAGGAATAGTTACCATGTCCTGCTTTTCAGAGTATCCAAGACCAAAACGCTTTACAGAGTCTTCTGTAATTAGTCTGCCTTGAAAGTATCGCATAGCACGAGGTGACTCAAGTGCTTGGTTATTAAGACGCTTGATAACAAGTTCGTCAAATGGTAAGTAATCTTGTTTCTCTACTAGTGCTTTATTAATCTGTAGTTCAAGATTAGACTCAGTCTCTTTAGACTTAATGAAGCGTACCGCCTCAAAGTAGGTGCGACCAGATGTGTGCATTACGAGTTCAGTTAGGTCAGATACATGCTGACATGAGAAACAAAAGAAGAAGCCAGAACGCTTGTCAACTTCACCAGCAGGTGAACGATAGTTGTTGTGGAAAGGGCAAAAGATGATATAGTCAGAATCTACTTCTGATTCGATGTTGATTCCTGATCCTGCGATAACTCTTTTGATTTGCTCTTCTGTGTAGGCACTAGAGCTGTGCCGTCTATTCCCTCTATCCATTCTACCTGTTTTCTTCCTAAATATGTTCCATATACTGATAATATAAATTCGTAATAATCTTTGTCGTGGTTATAGTATATCGTAAAGTTTGGGTCTATGTCAAGTCTTGGTGCATATCCATTTAGTCGCATTTCTGTATTAAGAAGTTTGACATACTCAATGCGAAGTCTCCCAATGGAGATATCATCCTTGATGATACCATCCAGAGAGAACCTCTTTATTGACTTGTGGTGACTGTGATCCATACATACTATTATACCTAGTTTTCTAGATACTGTACTGCTCTAAGCAAAGACTCTTTGTTGTCTTTGAAAAGACCTAATCCACGATTGCAATTATTGCATAGCAATCCACGGATAGCTCCAGTATCATGGTCATGGTCAACATGCAGGTAGTAGTCCTTTTTCTCTAAACATATATAGCATTTGCCATCATTTTTAGAATATAGCAATTCGTATTCTTCTGGTGTTAACCCATATGTAGTTTTAAGATACCATTTCCTAACAGAATCTTTTCTGTTTTTTAGATAGATATTTCTATCCATTTTGTGTTGCTTGTGACTCTCTGGATCGTTATATCTCTGTCTTTGATACTCTAGCTGGCATACCTTGCAATATGTTGACACACCATCTTTTCGTTTCTTATTAGAGAAAAAATCTTCTAGAGATTTCTCTATGTTGCATCTTTTGCATGTTTTCATAATCCAAGTATAACATATTTTAATTATCCTCGTAGTCTTTGTACTTGTACCAACCCTTGTCGAAGTCAGCCTGTACAATGAACTCACCCATAAATCCGTTACGGTTCTTGCGGAACACGCATTCGATAATGTCAGAGTTAGTGGCACGACCTAGAGCAAGAACCCAGTCAGCATCGTAGGCAATCTGGCGTGACCAAGCAGTCTGCCCAAGTGTAGGAACAGTATCAAGCTTGTTAACATCGTCTGGTGTTGCTGACGAGATGGCAATGATTGGCATTTCCTCAGAGATAGCCATAAGCTTTAGCTCACGAGAAAGGTTCTTCATACGAACAGTCTCATTGTCTGACTTCTGGTTTGGAGACATAAGCTGCAAGTAGTCCACGATAATAAGGTCTGGCTTATACTGGTCAATCTTACCACGGATAACTGATGGAGTTACTTCTCCACCGCCATCGTTTGAGATGATGTGGAACTCTGGCTTACCAGCAAGCTCCTTACCGTGCCAACGACGAAGATCTTCTGTCTCTACGAGACCAGCAGAAAGCTTACGGTGTGACCAAAGACCTTCACCCATGATTGTAAATACACGGTTACGGACTTCAGTCTCACTCATTTCAAGGGAGATGATTAGTGGTGATTTACCCTGCTTCCAAGCCTGTACAGCAAAGTAGAGAGCCATCCACGACTTACCGATACCTGGATATGCCAGAAATACGCCTAGCTGACCTGGAGTAATACCAGCAGGTAGATAGTTATCGAATCCAGCAAGACCAGTCTTGATACCAATAGAACCGATTTCATTCTGCTTCTTTACATTTTCGTAATACGCAACTGCATCCTCAATGTCAATAACGTCAATGTCACGAATTACAGATGTATTCTTTTTGAGTGCAGATGTCTGAGTAATTAGTTCTTCAAGAGCCTTCACTCCCTGACCAGACTGTACTTCACCAGCTGTGGTGCGAAGAATATCTTTTAGACTATCTGTAAGGAACTCTGACTGCAATTCTTCTAGGTGATACTTGGTAGCACCAACACCATCGATAGGAGAGAAATCACGGAACTTGTCTACAACAAGCGATACAGGTGGTACAGTTCCATTCATCTCAGAATAGTTACGAATGAATTGCCAAATATCATTATGGGTACGTAGGATGTTGTCCACGTTTGCCTGTAGCAGTACGTGAACTTGCTTGTCCTGCAGTACAGCAGAAATTAGTTTTGATTCTGTATTACTCATTTAACCAGTCCTTTGCCTTAGCTCGGCGTTCGGCTCTCTCCTTAATATCTTGTTCGTATTGCTCTCTAGCATCGATAATCTTGTCAGCATAGTTTGCGAAGTACTTCCAGGTGGGTGTCTGGGCTACCCCGAAATAGTACTCAAGTAGGTCGTAGCACTCTGGCATACCATATGATTCGATAAGAGCATCTGCAGCCCACTGCTCAACGTTTAGGTTAAGCGTAACCCTTTGCTCGTAGTGTTTTGTATGCAATTTTGCATAGCGACTGAGCAAAGCCATTCGGTCTTTGCGTTCAGCCATTACTTACCCTCTACTTCGTCCTGCGACTCTCGTACTTTTTCACCTAGCTTGGCTTCTACAAAGCTATAGACACGCTCAAATGCCTCGTTGATGTTTTCACCATCACGTCGTGAATCAGTTACGCCAAGATCAATGCGTAGTGATTGGAAGTTACCAAGGTTAAGGGTATAGCCAAGAGTAACTGTTACTTTAGTTTCGTTTTCCATGTCTCTCCTTATGGATTATAATGTTTCAGACCAGATTGGGATAAAACGCCCATCTTCTGTCCTTGTATATGTAAGTATACCATCTCCCATACGCCTTGTCAACTCCTGTTTTGAAGGTGTCATATTGTTGGTTATGAGACCATCCTTTCTAGGAGTTCCCATATGGTATGAAGCAAGTATATCACGAAGATCACGAACTTGCGACTCTGAGTAATAACTTCTTACTTGCCAGGCTGTCTCTCCGCCTTTTTGAGAGCCTGTAGGAGGTGGAAGAACGCCTCTCTTGACCAATTGTGGCATATATTTCTTATGACGGTTTACCAGGTCTGCAGTCTGTCCAACTGTGTATGCACGTTCACGGTTCTTTTTAAAATCACCGACAAGACAACTTTCAATTTGGTCTTTAACAATGTTATATACTGACATGATGTTGTTTGATCTATTCAGGTGATGCACCCTAACAAGGTCTCCGTTCAAAAACCAGACCTTCTTATTTCCAGGAATTACTGGTGCCTTGTTGTATTCGTCTCTCGTCCTATACGCCATCAGATATCCTAGATTTCTGGAATACCGATAGCCTGGAAGTGGATCTTTCCAGCAACAGCTGATGATCCCTTATCTCTGAACCAAACGTAATACTGAATAGATGAAGTTGTTCCAGACATTGTAGTTACCCAGCAAGCCTTATTTCCAGTTGGATCGGTAATTGTGGCAGTCACTACTGGTGGATACTTAAAAGTAATTCCAAAATTGTGAGTACCCCAAATTGCACCCTTAGAGTCTGATGCAGAATAGTCCTTAGTTCCAGCATCAACAGCTAGGTCATTGAGCCTGTGCTTTTCCTTGATCGTTCCATTGTCGAATCGTGACTCGCTAAACTTGGAATTAATCTTAGTAGAGATTTCATTTAGGTTATCGACAATCTGATAGATGTACTGATAGTCGATTGGTTGACCCTGTTGTGGGATAGGAATATTTGCCATAGGTTAATTATAACACAAACTATACGATACTACCAGCATCATATTGTGCCTTTGTTGATATTGACTCTGAATAGAATATGAGGGTTTCTGGTGTAGTCTCTTGCCTGTCTTTTTTAAATGTGGCTAGATGTACCATAAACTCTGCATACCTTTCCATTGGCACACCAGACTCTACCCTTGATTGGTGTGAATCTGGGATAGGTACAGAGAAGCTGTTTCCTGTAATTGTCGCAATAAACTCCCAACGGCTCCATAGCCTATTACCAACGGCAATATTTGTTGGTGTGCTAGTAACTACCTGAAACTGACGTGGATTGGTTGGGTGAATATAAGTAACAGTATAATTAGTCTGCTGGTCTTCTGTAGCACCTTCTGCTGTAATGACCTGTCCAACATAAAAATTATGGTCATAATTAACAGTAATTGTTCTTGTGTCACCAGAAGATGTATATGCTACAATTTTGCCTCCCCATCTAACGTAGGCATCAAGTGGGAGTCCGTCTATTTGCTCTGGAATTGAGACTAGGTCTCCGTTTTTAATTTTCCAGCTAACATCTATGGACTTTCCGTGAGACTTAATTTCACGCTCATTTGCATTGTGTGTTCCAGTTGTAGGATTAAAAAATTTGTCAATTGACTGCTTTTTAGCTTTGTATACTGGAGACCATGAAGTTGAGGAGTTACCATCTTCTGTTCTAATTCTATATCTAACTAAATAGTTATTGTCTGAGTCAAGATATGGGAGGCTCTCCTTTTGTACAGGAATCTTTTGGATATTGATATCTGGTGTAGTCATTATCCTACACTCACTTGGAACCTAAATTCAATTAGGCTTGTCTTGTCCTTATCTTTTACAATTGGGACCGCACCTGGAGTACCCCCAGAAGTTGTCAGAAGGTTCTTGATGACTGTATATCCGACTAGACCGTATACAGGGCTTTCTGATGAGACATTGTCTACCCTCATTCCGTCTAGAGCTACGATATTGTCTGCACCAGCATATACGAAGACTTTAATGTATGTTGCATCTGCCCAAGAGAATCCAGATTGCACTAGGTCTTTGATGTCGATTGATGCTGTGAAGTATCTTGATGGTGTCGCTCCTCCAACAGGATCTGTTATGTTTACAGAATATATTGCTCGTGCGTATCCACCTACACCAATACCCTCTTGGTTTCCAAACTCTACAACAATCTTCGCAGTTCCAGAAACAGAAGATAGCATTGTTTTTGGCATTACTGAAAATGCAATCTTAAGCTTGTCCTTTGGAGAGCTTTGGCTAAGATTGATGCCAGGATTTGTAATGACTAAATACTTTCCAGCCTGTGGTGTTGTACCTGAAAATGTTGACAGGTTTCCTGGAGTAACCAATGATGTTGAACCGTTACGTGGTGCTTCGTTGTGAAGAATTCTAGTTTGGTTTGTGATAACTGGATCTAGCAAATTTGCAAAAATTGTTGTTGGTGTAGTTTCATTGATTTGACCATCTACGATAATTGTTGATGTTGGTGTTGCTGGGATGGTGTCACGAACAAGCCATGCCTCATTGTTGTCAAAGGTGAGTAGCATTCTACTGTCGTTTCCAACAGCAACAGGGTTTGACAGTGCAGGATAGATGCCCACCTCTGTTATTCCATAACTGCTTTCTGCAGGAAGCTGTGCAGTAAGAACTAGCTGAGAAACTGGGGTTCCATCGATTACCTGCGTTACATATCCTCTAGAAGTAATCGGAACTCTTAGAGTTTCAAAATCTAGCGTTTCCTTTGTTTTAAGCGATTCTACGTCAATAGTGTCTGTTGGTTTTAGTGGTGCTGGTCCACACCCAATTGCAAGATATGAAGCATATGCTGATGTTTGACCAATCATGTATTTGGAGATTACAGACTTTCCCTTGTTAGTTATCATATTAATATTGTATCATTAAACCTCTGTTGAAGAGATATCTGAGTATGATACAAAGCTCACCTCCAGAACAAGATTGTCTGATAAATTAATTGTATTGATAATGAGATTACCTGTATCTGGGTCAACGTAGACTATCTCTCCAGAGTTTTGTCCAGCATTTACTCCAGCATCTATTACCCCAGTTCCAAAGTTTGGAGTAAAATCGTTTAGGTCTAGGGAGAATGACTCGAAAAAATCTGAAGATGTGCTCTGAAGCTTAATTAGCTCACCTGGGTTAAACTTTCTTTGAGTCGATTCTAGGTTCTCTATTACGTTGTAGGTTACATTCTGACCATTCAAAAGGTCATTCCTGGTTATATTAATAAGCTCTTGTCCACCAATATCCTCAAGAATAGCATCTGCCATTAGGTCTGTCTGCTCTACACGTTGGTCTGTAATAAATAGGTTCGATGTTGCAACCTTAACCACCTTAGAGGCAGCCCTATCTTTTTTAGGTGGAACTGCTGGTTTAACTACTAAGACTGCTGCCATTATTTTACCTCGCTTAAGTGCATAATGGTTGATGGACCATTATTATCTCTATTATACTCTATTGAGTAGATTACGTATCTTCCAGAAGATGATTTAGAGACCTGACCAATACCGTCTTTATTAAACTGGATTTCCACAATGTCCCCAAGCTGAAGATGTGGCATTGAGAACACTTCAAGACCTACTGCCTTGCGTGGCTTCATTATCTTTCCAACAAGCCATGTCATCATGTCTTTTGCTGCATCTTGTGTTTGGATGTATGGTGCATCTAGTGTGAAAGATTTCTTTCCATATGATAATCTATTCTTTTTGAGATCATCGTATGACTCATCGTACTTAGCATTGTAGACTTTTCCGTCTCTGTATTCTGGGTCAGAAAGATCTCCAGCGTCAGAGAAGAATTCGTCCACAGTTAGGTCGTGGCGAGAGTTTTGTGTAAATGTAACTCCCTGAATTCTTAGATAGTTTCCACTACCACTGTCTAGGCTAAGAACTGTATCTGTTGTATTGAACAGCAAGAACTGAGCACCAAAGGCATTTGCTGTAAATCCAGACACAGCGTATCCCTGATTGTTATTGAATGTTGGAGACATTTTTGCGTAGAGTGCAGGATACGCCTTATCGTACTTAATGTTGAAGTATGCACACTCTCTCATGATAGTTCCAAACTCTTCAAAGTACATGTTGTACTGTGGCTCATATACGTTTGACAATCCATCTAGCACTGTGCTCTTAATGGCACCGCTTAAAGAGAATCGTCTAGATGCTACAGTAGATGATGGATTAGTAAATCCAAATGCCGAGCTTACTGGTGCATTAAGTTTTCCAGATCTTTCATCTGAATAATTTTGCTTAATGGCAAATACGTTTTCAAACATTGCTCTTGCTGAACCACGAACAAACAAGGAGATTCCATTCTTTTGCTGCAGTCTATCTTTATCTGTAACCGTTGCAATCATTTCGTCATTCATGTATAGGTTAAACTTAACGTTATCGCTGTCTTTAATTGAGAACTCTACTCCCAAATCATATACCGTCGGATTCTTTTCTGTAGTCATTCTAGCCTGACCAGTGAATCGTCCATCATCACAGATGATTGGAGTTAGACCAGACCAAAGAACAATTGGAATTGCTGTACCATCTGCAGCTGCCTGAATCTTATAGAAGAATACTGTGTTAATTGCTTCTGCAGTTCCAGTAAATGCATTTACTTCTGTGTCTGTCAATGCTACGATTTCGTAATAGTATCCGCAGTTAGTTGCTGGGTCTACCCAAATTGCAATACCGCCAGATGAACCACCAACGTTTTCTCCATTTACTTTATAGTATGGTGTGCTACCAACAGGTGACTGAGACTTAGCCTTTTCGTCTTCCATTGATCCAATAATTCTCATTCTAGTTGAAAAGTGCTGGTATGAGTCTGCCATTGGCTTATATACATACTGAACAAACTGTTGTGGGTTATATCCAGATGGGTATGTTGGACCGTCAAGAACTAGTGCGGAGCTTTGGATTGTTCCTGGAACTGTTGAGTCTTTAGAGTTATTTGCTTCTGTTTCTTTAACAGAGTTGGCACTTAGGTAATTCTTTATAACTCCATTTACAGTAGCGTATCCAATCTTTACTCTTGTTGCAGAATTGAGATTTCCAGAAGATACGTTTTGATATGTATCTGGAACTGTTCCACCATTAAACATTAAAGAGCTGTTCATCAAGAATGTCTTCTTGTTTTTATCTTCTACCCATGTAGAATCTAGACCTGCCTGGTGCAATACTGCATCTGTACCAAATTGTGCACGACCATGCTTGGCTACAGCACCTTCCTTTAGTGTATTAGTTGTGCTGTTGTAGAATGGTTCTGCAAAAATTCTAACTAAGCCTGTTGGGTAAATCTTACCACCAAAAGGAATATTAGCAAAATACTTCTGGTATTCCTCTACATCTGAAATCCAAACATTGCCAACATTGGCAACATTGTATTGAACTGCATCAAATTGAATGATTTCTCCATTTGCATAGAAGTATCCATTGTAACGAGATAGCCAATATACGGCTTCACCTAGGTCCATCACATTGTTTACTATTACTCCATTTACAACTTGTGGAAGATCTGCTGTAAGTGTTGTGTCTAGAGGAATTGCAGAAAGTGTGTATGAAGACTGCTTGGCAGATTCATCATTCCATGACTTTGTATTCTCTTCTGGAGATACCTCCCAAAGTAGGACTGGCTTATATATCCATGTCTTGTCTTGATCAATGTGACCAGCCTGTGCTAGAGATGAATATGATCTTTGAATATACTTTGTTTCATAAACAATCTTTCCATCATTATAAACGTCATCATCAATGGACTGGATTTGCATAATGTTTGCAAGAGATGTATCGTCACCAACAAAAGTAAAGTCTGTTGGTCTAACGTCTTCATTCTTTGGCATCATGTATTCTTTCGACATTAGAATTAAATTGTTATATTCGTCAAAGAACATCGCTGTCTGTGTAGATACTGCTAGATCTTCTAGTACCTGAGCAACTGTGGTATCTGGTCCAACAAAGAAGTACGGAATTACTGCTTCCTTTGTTTCGCCATCTGGACGCTTGAATGTATAGTTTGAGAATCCAATTGAATCCATTAGACATGATACAGCCATGCTTAGTGAGCAGTTTGGAATTAGAAGTTCTGGTGCTTTGACTGACTCAAAGTAGAAGAACAGGTCTCTAATCTTTATCGTGACTTCTCTAGACTCATCATTTGATTCTGGGAATCCGTCTGCGTATAATGTCTTAATTGGAATATTGTAGACTATTCCATTACCTGGGAATAGGCTTTCGTATACCTTAATCTGAAGATTCTTTGAAGATAGGTTAGCAACCATGCTGTCTGGGTTATTCTTGTTAAAAGATTGGTCAAAGTCGAAAAGACTTAGTGTTCCTGTAGAAGCTAGTAGCTGACCAACAGGCATACCGCTTGAACCAAGGTCTGATGCATGTTTTTGCAGAGAAATTTTTTGTGTCATGTCTGTGATATTTGCAGCCAGTCTTGGTGACATCTCAATAAGGTCGAATGACGCATTCTCTGCAGTCATTGACTTTACTACAATTCTCATACCATTGATATACTGAATATCTCTATACTTTTTAATACCATCTTGCATATAGAATGCTGGATTGGTAAAGTCAGTTACGAAGCTTGATGTATTTGTTGGAATCTCTTGGTTTGACAGATACCATGCATATACAGCATCAAATGAGTCATATCCTGCGAACCCCAAATTGTCATGGTAGGCTACATAAATTGTTCCAGGTCCATTAATCTCTGTTACAAGATATGCGTATCCTTCTGGTGCTGCATCTGGAAGTGCTGATGATGAAGAAATTGTTCCAGCTATTAGGAAGATCTCTCTTAGATTTGATATGTTTACTGTTGTCTCTGGAACGTTTAATCCATATGACATTTCAACATGTCCGTGTGATGGGATATCATATGGATTTAGTGCAAAGTCATATGCATCTACCCACTGATTCCCAGAATCTAGTGTCTGAATCTTCCAGTCAAGTGGTGTCTCTTTTACACGGTTTCCGTCTTTGTCAAAGAATGGATCATCATATTCATTTCCATCTGTATCGTAATATGGTCCCAAATCGATTTCGCCAACCTTGGTCTGCATCTTAACTGTAATCCTGTTTGCTGGCACAGTCTCTTTGTAAACTACGAATGGTGCAGCATCATCAATTAGGAAGTCTTCTCCTTCTCTATACGAAAATCCTCTTGTAGAATTTTGCATAGATGTTGATGAGGCAATTCCATTAGCTACTGTTTGAATGGTTGCAGAAATATCTCCATATATCTTTATGTAGTTAGAGCTAGATGAACTAACTACAAATGATTTTCCATCTAGTGCAGCTATTCCTGTATCTGTAAATGAAACAGAATCTCCAGCCTTGAATCCATTCAGTGGTGCTTTTATTCTAGTTATCTTTTGTCCATTAACTGTTTCTGTTACGTATACCTTGGTAACTGTTGACTCTAGCTGTATTGCCCTACCCTCAGTTCTATAGGATGTCCAGTACTTAAACTTGTCGTCTGGTGTTGGGAAATAAAATCTTGGTTGACGTGCCATATCAGCGTGTACACGGTTTAAGTATTTACCGTCAAAGTAGATCACCTTATTAATTCCAGAACGTGGTCGGAATCTGCCAAGGCAGTCTTCTAGGGAGAATAGAGCCTTCATCTTTTTCTTTATTGTTGTAAAGATGATTGGGTCATTGTTTTCATCAAACCCTCCGTCAACTACTATATCTGCATCTGTTGCACCGTAGTAAAAAGAGCTTCCATGAGCAGAACTTGTCTCTCTTATAAATGCTGGAGCTACTATGTTATAAATAAAGTCAGAGTCTCCGTCAGCACTGCTTGGTCTATGTCTATAGTTACCAATTTCGCTAACATTATCAATCATGTTTAAATTCCACTCAGCAGTCACCAATGACTGTGAACGGATTGTCGATGAAGTTTCTAAGTAATCTTCTACTACGTTATTTATACTATTCCACATACTATGCCTCTTCTAGGGAAATTGAAACATCCCACATATCGAATAGGCTCCCTCTTGTTTTAACATTGTGAGAGAAATCTGATGTGTACATTTCAATTACCTGGTTATATTGGTTCATGTGCCCATATGCTGCTGCATCTGTTCCTATTGCTGTGTACTTGTCATATGCAAGGTACACCCAAAAAGATCCAACATGATCCTCATACCATTTTAGCAGATCATTACCACCTGCACCGCCATCTACTGTGTATGGCTCTATGTTTGGCTTTCCACTTGAATTAAAAGTTGGTGTTGTATAGAATGCTCTTGATGGAAGCATGTCCCATGATAGACCAAACTTAATTTTGTCAACAACGTGGTATGAACGCATACGCCCATTCACCATACGTTCACGCTTTTCAATACGGTCTGTAGAGATATCGATTGGTGATCTATTGTGGTCTGATAGAACAATAAAGTTTACGAACTCTGTTCCTTCTGGAACATATGAAATACTTCCTGTGCGGAATACTACTGAGCCAGTAGTTGCATGTGGGACTGATACTGTAACGACTAATGTCTGCTGATTAATAGCAGTAATCTTTGCATTTGTTCCGAATGCACCAGCACCGCTTGTTACCTGGAATGATTGACCAACATACATGCCAGATATACCATTAAGTGCTACGAACGTTGTTCCACCAGATGTTAGAGTTGCTGTTCTTCCAGATGATGTCCACACTGTGTCAAGTGTGCCTGGGTTATCTGCAAAGATAACGGCTTGCGGTCTTTTGTACTTGACTCTTCCGTCCATATAGTTTGCTGTTGCCATTATGCCTTATCCCCCTTCATACCCTGGTTTTCAATATTCTTAATCTTTGTCATAACTACATTTGCAATCTTATCTGGGTCTGCATCTGACTTAACACTAACATTGATACTATAATTATACACTGAACCGCCAGCGTTTGTAGGAAGTTCTCCTCTATTAATTTTGCTCATGTTGCCAGAGCCAATCTTGTTGACTGCTGACTTCTTAACTACAAACTCTCCTGGTGTAAGCATAGCTGCAATTGTGTCGGTTCCCTTTGGCTTTCCACCAAGAGCTAGGTACTGAGTATTTGGAACCATACCACCAGTTGCGAGGTGGAACGAGCCAAGTGTTTTGTTATCTGCAGTATTCTCTTGAGAACGCTGCCAAGCTTCCATCTGGTCTCTAGTCATTCCATTAACCTTTAGACCCTTAATCTGTGCATCACGAGCAGCTGTCATTCTATCACGCTGTTCTTGTAGAGCATTTGCTTGTGCAGTTTCACGAGCCTGTTGTTGTGCTCGTGCTGCAGCACCAATATCACCCTTTGAAAGTGCATCTGCTATGTCAAGCTGATCCTTCTTCTGCTGGTTAATCTTATCATTGGCTGCCTGAATTTTATCAAGTGCTTTGAGTCTTTCATCATATGCCTTATTGATTTTGTCTTCTTTGCGACCAATAATTGATAGGGCTGCACTGATCTTATCTGATTTTGTTGGTGCTGTGGAGCCACCACCACCGCCACCACTGCTACCGCCAGTGTTGAATGCACCAGAGCTTACCTGAGCGTTAAGTGCAGTCCTTGTTCTTTGTGACGCAATCGCACTTGCAGCACTATCTCTTGTGCCCTGGTCTGCAAGAATCATTTGTCCAGTAGATGAATTTGCAAATGCCTCACTTCCTCCTAGGCTGTGTGCTTTAATGTATGCATTAATGTCGTCGCCAGTGATTGTATCTTTTACAGTGATATAGTATTGCATTGCCCATGCCTGTTGTTCTTTTGGAAGACCATTGAACCATTCTGCATTTGCCTTAAATCCTTCGAAACCTGCTGTTTTTGTAACCATCTCAAGAGTGATTGGTCCATTTTTTGTCATGTCAGCTATTTTGGTATACTCATCATTAATTAGCTTTAGCTTGTCTAGATTTGTAAGATCTATATCTCCAAGGCTAATTCCCAATGTTCCTGCACGACTTGTAAAAGTGTTAATAATGGACATTGCTTCTGGATTGTCTGATGCAACCTTCAGAACAGCATCGATCTGGGCTTGGTCTTTTCCAGCAACAAGCATGGCAATGACCAGATTGTCAGTTTCTGTTTGCCCATTTACAGCAACAGAAGCAGTATACATTTTTCCAAAGTTTGCGTCTGCTGTTTGCATCTCAATAAATTTGTTTACAACATCTGGAGTGAGTGCACCAGATTCAAGATTGATTTGCATGTTTGTCTTAAAGTCGCTATCTCCAAGTGCATTAATCTTATCTGCTGTCTTTGCTGCTTCGCTATCTTCACCAAAAGATTCTTTAATATTCTTTGTGAAGGTATCATTCCATTCAGATGCACCCATAGTGTTTTTAATTTTAAGAATTTGGTCAGATACTTCTTTTTGCTGCTTCTTATTTTCAGTAATCTCTACGTTATATTCTTCTTGAGTAATCTGATTACTCTTTAGTTTCTGGTTAAGAATATCTGCTTGACCAACAATCTGAGCATATGCATTTGATGTCGCTACTGCACCTTCACGAAGTTTGGGCATCATTGTAGGAAGAGTGCTGAACTCTCCACGATATGTTGAAACTGTTGTTGGCTCCAGGTTTCCATAAGATTCTTTTACACCCTTAACTGTTGATGCACCTACATCTGTTGTCTTTCCAGATGTAAGATTTTGAAGTTGTGATGTAGATGCTGTAAGTGCAAAGTTTCCTGTCTTCTGCCCCATTGCAGTTAGAATTCCAGAAGCTATTTCCTTTGACATTGCTCCCTGTGATACAAGGTTTGCTAGATTATTGACAGTTGAGTTAGCAATTTCAGAGTCTGTCTTGCCACCTTCTTTTTGTGTTTTAATGTCTGCAAGCATTGCCTTACCAGAATCTGTTTCAAGATATGATGCTGCTTGTCCCATATCCTTTTCTGAGATACCTGCGATAGATGCTGTTTGGCTACTTCTTCTTGCTTCTGTTGCAGTAACTGTTCCAAGATCCTTAGAGACCTTGATCATCTTATCTGCAGACATTACAGATGCATTACCAAGAGCAATTTGCTTTCTCTTGTTTTCTTCATTAGCTGCGTTAAGAGCTATAATACCTACCGTCAGAAGTCCCAGGGCAGCCACAGTGGCTCCAATTGGGTTTGCAAGCATTGGAAGTAGGCTTGGGATCATACCAGCCATAGAGATCGCTGAACCTACGCCCTCCATACCAGGGATCATTCCAACAGCCATACCAGCCATACCCAGACCCATTCCAGAAGCAACGCCACCACCCATGATCTTGCCACCAACGCCCTTGATACCACCAAGAATTCTAGAACCAAGTCCATTACCCTTACGCTTATCGTTTGGTCCAATAGGTCCTTGGTATCCAGCAGGTAGTGGAGCAGATCCTGTAAATCCTTGAGACTTTGTTGCATTTGTTGCAGTGTCTACTGCAGCAGCATTCTTTATTTCAGCAGCGATAGCCTTTCTTCTAGCAGCAATTTCTTGTTCGATAGATGCTGTGTTTGCACCCATCATCTCTGCTTGCTTTTTCTGAATGGTTAGGTTTCTAAGAATAGAGTCTTTTGCATATGCAGCCTTTGTAGCTGAAGCTAATGCGATAGAATCTTTTTGTGCTTGGGTTCCTGCTTTTTTGGCTACTTCGCCAATACCCTGCAGAGCACCAATACCAATCATCTCTCCAGCTTTTTTAGCCTTTCTGGATGGTGATCTTTGATCTGTTGATTCCTTGATTCCTTCAACTGTGAAGTCGTCCATGGTAGCTCCACCTAGAACACCACGAGATGTCTTGCCCTTGGCACCTCCACCAATCTTAACTAGTCTTCCAGTATTAACTCTATAGTCTTTGTCACCTTCTGAATATTTGTCATTAATGTAGTATCCTGGACGACCTGGCTCTGCTCGGTAACCAGCTGCTGATGCTATAGCCTGTGTAGTGTTTCCACGAACTTCAGTAACTGTCTTCTTTGCTTTATCAAATCCTGCTGCTAGCTGGCTTCCCTTTTCACGAAGTGGTTTGAGAGCTACTTCTGTAAAGTCTGCAATTGCTTTATCTGTAACAACAAAGTTTTTGTCTAGTTTTTGAGCATTTTTAATTTGATCTACAATTGACTTATCTAGCTGACCCAACTCATCAGAAACGTCTGATAGATTTATACCAGCTACCTTTAATGATGTCTTCCATTTATCTAGTCCACGGTCTTCAAAATCCTTAATAAAGTCTTTTGGAACAACGCCAGCTCTACCTGGCTTCATGGCATCATTGTAAGACTGTCTTGTTTCAAAGCCTAGTCCGCCGTATGTTCTAACAGATGCCTTTTCAAATCCTGCATCTAGCTTTCTTTGAATATCTGCTGGAATAGCCTGACCAGCAGCCTTGAGCTTCTTAACAAAGTCTTCAAGGGTCATAGCGATTGGATCTGCAATGTGTGCAAATACATTTTCATATTGGCTTGGTGTATCTGCTGTTACTGGTCCAGAAGATCTAAATGCTCCTCTATTGTTACTTGCATACCCTGGAATGTTAATCTTCTTACCAGCAAACAAAGCACCAATAATTCTTGGGTTTTTCTTTACTGTTGCTGCGTCAATAACAGCTTCTCCATTTGACAGGTCTGTTGGTACTAGATCATCCTTTGGTCCACCTGGACCAACAACCATACCACCAGCTGCAAACTTCTTGCGACCCTTACCAGCTGCACCTGGCATTGCACCAGGAGTCCATCCAAACTGCTTCTGTGCTGCTACAGCCTTTTCAAGCTGTGTAGTTAGGTTAGCTACGGCACCAGCTTCTGCTGTAAATGTCTGACGTAGCTTTGAGTGAACCTGGTCAAGTGATGCTGCTACTGCTGCAGCTTCTACCTGCTTTGATGTCATGTATGATGTTTGTGAGCCTAGGTCTTGTGTGCCCTTGCCAACACCATTTAGGAATCCCTTAATTGTTGCGAAAATCTTAATCATATTTGCAACACCGTTAGCAATAAGACCAATTGTCATAATTGCGATTGGACCAATACCGCCAAGCCATAGAGCAATGTTTCCAACTACCCCCTTTACTCCATCACTAAGATTATTAAAGCCTTCTAGAGCCTTCTTTACAAATTCAGCAATTGGTGTTACAATCTTTAGGAACTGTTCTCCAAGTGGAACAAGTTCTGTCTTAAGGTCTTCCAATGCCTTCTTGAATTTGAACATTGGAGACTCTTCGATTTTCTTAAGCTCTCGTTGAGCCAGGATAGCAGATGCCTCTGGACCCTGTGCAGCTAGTGCAGCAACCTTTGTTGCCTGAGAGTTGACATCTGTGATGTTCTTGAATAGAGTTGAAATACGAGCAAACTGGAACTTACCGAATAGCTGTTCAATTGCCTGTGCTCTCTTTAGTGGGTCAAGTGTGTTGAGTGCTTCTGCAACACCCATAACCATGCCCTTGACATCGCCCTTGTTTGCTTCTACGATACCCTTAATGTTAATACCAAAACCAGAAAGCATGTCTGATGCCTTCTTAGTTGGGTTAATGATAGATGCAATACCAGACTTAAGTGCGTTAGCACCTTCTGCTGCGTCAATTCCACCTTCCTTCATTGCTGTTAGGAAGAATGCTAGGTCTTCTACGTTACCACCAAGCTGCTTAATAACAGGGGCAGCCTTTGGAATAGCAATAGTCAAGTCTTCAATGGATGTTACGGTTTGGTTTTCTACAACGTTCAAGAAGTTAATCTTGCTCTTTAGCTGGTCTGTAGCAATACCAAAAGCATTTGTAAGAGAGATGGTTGTTTCAAGTGCTTGTTTCTGATCAATGCCACCGAGAACTGAAAGCTCTGTTGCTGATTGTACCTGGGCTAGAAGGTCTGCTCCTACCTTACCCATTGCTGCTGCATCTGCAGCCATACCCATTGTGTCAGATACAGATACGCCATACTTTGTAAAAGCTTTAGCAAGGTTTGTGACCTCTGTGGTCATTTCCTTAGTTTGCTGAGTTGTAGTTGAGAAGTCTCCATAAACACGCTGGAACTTAATTACTTGCTCTTCCATCTGCATGAATGTCTTGCCAGCAATTTGTCCAAGCATAGTTAGTGGTACAGTAAAACCAACCATAAGCTGACGACCAGCCCACTGAGTATTCTTGCCCCAGTTAAGCATCTGTGTAGAACCTTGCTTAAGAACCTGGTTTAGGATTTGCTGTCTTTGTGCAGCAATTTGCATTTTAGTAGATGCATCATCTAGGTCAAGGGTAAGTGGTCTGATGGAAATAGCCTTCATTGCACCATTTGCATCACGACCCATTTTAATGTATTGGGTCTGAAGGTCTTTTACTCTTTCACGAGCTACCTTCTCAATTGTGTCGAACTCTTTACCAAAGAGTTTTCCAAAGTCTTTTGTAGCTGCTCCAGCATACCTAAAGTATTCTCCCATGGAGAGCTTGTTCTTTTCAAGAGCCTCAGTGAATGATTCTGTTGTAGTCTTGATTGTTTTTAGTCTTGCATCGAACTGCCCTGAACGGTTAATGCCATTCATTAGGCTATTCTGCATCTTAGACATCTCTGATGCTGCTAGAGCACCAGATTTTGACATCTGCTGGTGGAAGGCTGATATCTGACCCTGTAGAGCTTTTAGGCTTGCTAAAGCACCACTAGTGTCTATATTGACACTAATATTGGATTGGATATCAGCCATTCATTTACACCTCTTTTATTTTTAGGCTCTAAGTAGGCTGTCGCCTAGCTTGATGCCTGATGCCTCTTCTACAATTGCGTAGACAGTAGGCAGATCAAGAATTTCTTCAAGATCCTTTCCTTCAGTATCAGGAGCGTACTGCTTCAGTGCGATCGCAACACACTTAAGAAGAACGTCCAAGGATTTTTCGTTGTCCTCAGCAACATCCGCAATACCATCAAAAGTCTTCATAAACTCTTTAAGTAGTGAAATCTTTAGTGGACGAGCCACAATCTTTGTACCATCAAGTAGTACGATCTCTTTTTGTTCATTAATTGTTGTAGTCAATTGGTTCCTCCTGTTTTCGACTATTTAAATTATATCATAAGATAAACTTTTATGATTCTATCTTTTCGTAAGCTAGACCCATTCCAATACCGAATCCAGCCTTCTTTGCCTTTTGACCAGTGAATGATGTAATATCGTTTCCACCGCTATTCTCTATGCCACTAACCTTTGCAGCAACACGAGCCTTCATGGCTTCCCACTTGTCTTCTCCACCCTTGTTATTTTCTGCCTCTAAGTCTACGCCCTGGATGGCTGCCAGGAACTTCTTCTCTTCATAATCTGACTCTCTCTTTGCTTCAAGGATGGCTGTTAGTTCTTGCATACATAGAGACGACTCTAGTTCGTCATAGTCTTTCCATATACCGAGTAGGAACGCCTCTGACTCTAGCTTTACTAGGTCCAGGTCTTCCCAGCTACTTCCCTTGTCCTTTACGATAGTTGTCTCTTCTGTAGTACTACTAGACTCTTCTGCACTCTTTTTTATTTTTATTCCAGCACCAAAATCTATAATAGTATAAATTGTGTCCAGGTCAAAGCTGTCCTCTAGTTGTTCTATTGTCATTATTGATGGATAATATTGTTGCATAGTTACTAGGCAGCACTTGGCTAACACCTCCATTGATTCTGAGTCACTTGTTGACTTTTTAATTTCATCAAACTCTTGCATGAACTGCTTCATGTATTTTATCTTCAGTGGGGTGACAAAAATCTTGTCTCCATCTATTGTGTAGATTGTTGTAGTTTTATATATTTCTGTAGGCATTCTTTAATTATACCGCAAAAAGAAAACTACCCCAGCCGAAGCCAGGGTAGTCTCTGTTATTAAGTTATTATGCTGTGTAAGTGCGGTCAACGATCTTACCGTAAACACCAAGTTCATCTGGTAGTAGACGGAAATTAACCTCAAACATAGTAGCTTCATCACGTTTAGCTGATACTGTAACACTTTCAATTGAAAGGGCACGGTATGCAGTGTAAACACGCTGTGATGATGTACCAGTTCCAGCAAGCGAACCTGCTTCCTCTGAAGCACCGATTGCGATAATCTGACGCTCTAGAGGATACTCTCCAAGTTCTCCAGACTTAAGTTCAAGTTCTGAACCTACTTGTGCAGCTCCTTCAGTGTGTCCTGTTAGATCGCCATCTTTTTGAGCGATCGCTAGGAGAAGGTTCTCAAGAGTTGCTTCTGCGAAGCTAGTCTTCATAGAAACCTTCATACCCTGCTTGAAGAGCTTTGCAACGTCAAGAAGCTGGTCGACCTTGACTTCACCGAAGTCAGGTTCGAACTGTAGCTCAAGACCGTTGCTGGTATAACCGACGTTTCTCCAGTTTGTAGTGTCATCTGATACTGTTGTCTTGTAGTCTTCGTCTGCAACGAATACAGGGGCAGTAGCCTCTGCAACCTTACTAACGAAAAAAGCAGCAGCACCAACGATGATCTGTGCTGAATCTCCACGTGTATATGCCATAATTAGTCACCTCTTTTTCTTTCTATAGAATAGAGGGGCTTTGTTTCCTCGTTATAAGTATACCATACGTTTTACGCATTTGGGTTTTCTATCAGGTGATAGTCGAATTCGATGATAAGTTTATTTCCACCATAAGTTTTTGCTGTAGCAAAGTTAATGATGTCTCTTGACTCCTGCAATTGGAATAGCTTAAATTTGTGGAACCTAAAGTTTGGCTCTAGAGTCTCACCCTCAACTATGATTGTCTTACCCTTTTGCCATTCATTAATTTCTTCTGCTGACTCATCTTCACGGTCAAGCAGTCTTAGGGATTGCTCTGTTATTCTTACCATGTTTGGCACAGAGTTTTCTGCTGTAGCGTAAAAATAATAAAGTAATTGCTCACACTTAATGTGTGGGAATGGTGACTTACGAAGTCTTATAAGTCTGTCGTATGTACACATAACGCCACCCTCTGGAAAGAACTCTGTTAGGTCATTAATCGTAGATGGTGTTGTTGGAAAAAATGGTACGGATTCAAAACCAAGATCAGCAAGCTTTTCTTGCAAATAATGGTTCACCCATAGTGCTGGTGTGTTTAAGATTGACGTTCTACTCATTATAGTTTGTCACCTGCCTTTACTATCCAATTATACCCTATTTGTTTACCTACTGATCTACCGCCAGTTTTACCCTTTGCTAGATTATTTTTGAAATCTATTGGAGTAGATAGATGTCTAGTGAATCCACTATCTACTAGATATGATTGTGTAAGATATTTTGAAAAGAAATCATCAAAGATTTCTGCAAAAGATCCCTGAACGTTGTCTCCTCCAGGATTGTCAATTGTGATTGGTCCCTTTGTGAATATTGTTTCTCCATTATTGTCAAACGCTAGAACCTTAGCTGATACTGGTTTGATAGTTACTGGTATGCCATTTTCCATGATTGATGCTTTATCGTAAAATGGGGTATGTGAGCCATTTGCTATGCTTCGTGACTGGCTAAAGGTATACCCAAATGATAGTCCACCTTTTGTAACAGAATAATCTATGTCGAATAGTCTTGCTGCAGGGCTTCCAGACTGGTACCATTCATATACGTGATGTAGTGATGATGGATCTATCCTAGCATTTACATCTATAAACTCTTCCAAAATCTCTTTCATTGTTTTACCAATCTTTGAAAGCATTTGTGTTTTGCCTAGCTGTGCACCGTCTAGGTATCCTTCTGCATATTGGACTATATTGCTTAGTTCTGAGAAAAACTTAGCATCGTCAAACTTAGCACCTATCATACATCTACCGCCTGGTTTTCTGAGCGTCTCAATACTACCTTATAGTACTCCGTTGATCCAAGTGGACCAACAACTGGAGAAAAGGTGGCTACTTCAAAAACAGTAGCAAGACCGACTCTTGGACCAGACGATTCGTTATAGATAATGTTTCCACTTCTATCTCTGATGTTTGTCAAAAGAATGTTAGTTGTAGAATTAAAGGTACCTCTAGATGACTGTGTTATGTCTGATCTAACTCTGCCGATGATTGCAGTATCTACTACAATTTTTGCTTCTGGTAGAATTTCCTCTTTTGTCTTGCTAGATGGGCTAGAGAAGAAGCAGGAGATTGTTCTGTCAAATACCCATTGGCGTTTCATATCTCCGTACCCACCTGTTGTAACTATGGGATAGTAGATATCTACTGATAATGGAAAGATGAAGTCAGGAGTTGTTTCGCAACCAGGCATTAGATCACCCCTGGTTTAATTACATTACCCTTATATCCATCTAGAATCTTATCGACAATCAGGTTACCAGTACCCTTCAAAAATTCTGGTGCGTACTTGATGCTGAACTGATCGGTATTGTACTGTGTAACAAAACGCTTCCAGTATTCATTGTTTCCACACTTAAGGTCATTGATAAGCATGATAGCAGCCTTCTCAACATCTGGTGGAACAGCCTTGTACCCAACGTCAAGAATGAATGTGTAGTCATATCCACGAGGGAACGATGTTCCAGACCTTCCGTAATAGTTTAGATCTCCAGCAGCCAGTGGGAGCCTCTGAGGGGCACTTTCAAATCTGTTCATCTCTCCAGAAATAACTTTTATAATAGCTGAATTATTTGCAGAAATAGCAAATTTTGTGTTCCACAATCTTTGAACTGTTCCATACTGGGTTACTGTATTGTCAATAAAATCCTTTTTGATTCTGAATGTTGTATTTGACCATACCTCTTCAACCTTGAATGTTCCATTATATTCTTCTGGAGTAAAGCCTGTAAACGTAACCATGTCTCCAACAGCGAAGTTGTTTTCAGATGATGTTTCGTAGAGGTTGTGTCCTTCTGGCATTGATGGTTGTGAAGATATAACATTGAGGGCTACGTCTTCTCCATTGTAAACAAGAATATTGTTTTCATATACCTTTAGGATACGCTTTGGATTGTGCCAAATTGGATAGTAGTCTGTTCCTTCTCCTACACCCTGGACAATTAGCTTGTGGTTATAAAAACCTTCTCCATTTGCAGAGTCATTCTGAAGGTACGAGTCCATGATTGCACGAGCAATTATTTCCCAGTGCTTGTAATCGTCTACCTCTGTTGCATTTGAACCAAGCATGTTTGGGTCTACATATGGTCTATAGACAGTTAGGTTTGAGTCTACAACAATTTCTCCGTTAAGATCTGTGTCATATACTCTAAAAACAAAGTCACGGTCAAACTGTACCTTTGAGCGTGGCAGTGTATATGTTACTTTTGCGTTGGCATCTGAAGTAACAGAGTTGGTCTCAATAGAGTGGTCCACCACATCCTCAACATAGATTATGTATGCGTGATTAGCGTCTGGTACATCCCAAGACGTTACAATTGGATATGGTGGGACTCTAAGAATTTCCATTATTAATTTGCCGCCTTTGCAGCAATCTCTTCTGGTGTTGCTAGACGAACCTTAAGTGTTCCAGATAGCCATTGGTCAGCCTCTGACTTTGTTACAAAGTTATAGCCAGTCTTTAGCTTGCCTACTATATCCCATGAATAGTTACTTTCTGAGAATAGTGCAACAACTTCTTCTGCACCTACAACCTTTTCAGCCTTAGCCTTTTTAGCCTTTGGCTTCTCTTCAGCGACAGGTTCGGCAACTGGAGCCTCTGCTACTTCTTCTGCTACTGCATCTACAGGAGCTTCTGTAACTTCTTCTGCTACTACAGCTTCCTCATTTGAATCATTGATAATTTCTGTCATGATCCCTCCTTGTCTTATTAATTATAGCATTAAATTAAAAGAAGGGGGTAGGGTATTATCCCTACCCCCCCTCAATGGGTGTCATCTACTTATTAGGAAGCTGACTTGGTTGCGAATGCAACAGCGTCTTGCTCTTCCCAGTTGATTCCGAAGCGGACGAATACGGTGTATTCAATTGTGTCCTTCTTTGGAACGTAGAAGCGGTTGACGGTGATGTCACGCTGGAATCCCCAAATACGGTTTGCAGGGAATGTAAGATCTACATAGTCTGCAGGGTAGTAAGGAACTTCAAGCACTGGAACACCTAGAACACGAGTCTGACGAGCACCACCAACGGTCTGGTCAATTCCTCCTAGGTATGAACCACGAGCAGCCTCAGTTGAACCGATTGAGTCCCAAACAGTTCCGTTGTTCTTTACAATGTTTGCAAAGGTATCGGTTCCTGCGTAGAACTTAAGTCCACTCTGAAGAGCACGGTAGCGACGTGGGAGAGCTAGGATTAGCTTCTGCATGTCCTCTGTGGTCCAGTCTGCACCAGCACCAACAACGGCTTCGTGAGCGTAGCCATCGTTCTGAATGGTGTTGATGAATCCAGGCATGATGCCAAGGAATGCGTCTGATGAACCAGCTGCACCATTGATAGCGAGATCTTCGATGTCGTTACCAAAAGCAGTAGTCATAAGACGTACTAGGTGATCCTCAAGAGCACCACCTTCGATATTGTCCTCAAGTGCTTCTGCTGAAACTTCCCAGTCAAGACGTAGCTTCTTTGTAGTAAGCTCCACCTTTGAGAATGTCGCTCCAGCGTTTGTGAATGATGCGTCACCCTGGTTAGCTGCACGAACAACACGCTCTCCAACGTTAACCTTTTCAAGTTCCATTGTGTTAGCTCGCATTGTTACTCTGCGTCCGTCGTTAGCAAGTGTAGTTGCATCCCAAACATAGTCGATAAAACGGCGAGCCTGTTCAGGACGTAGGATACCAGCACCTGGATAGTTTGGATTTTCGGTAGCTGATGGGTTAACTGCGTTAGGACCTGTGGTTAGACCAAAGTTTGCATCTGCTGTGTTCCCAACGAACGCAAAACCAGGATCAGTAACTCCACCAATACCACCAGCTGCGAAACCACCCTCTGCGTTAGGGTAGGTAGCACCTGGATTATTTTTTTGAATTTCTTCCGACATTATTTTCACCTCCATGAAATTTTTGTTATTTTTTGATACTATTTTAGTATATCGGATGTTGTGAGGAAACGTCCGCCCCATACTGATTTTTCAACCATTGCTGGTTCCTGTACGATCTCTCCGAGATCGCCAGACTTACGGAAAGCTGTGTCTGCCTCTAGTGCAGCAATAGACTTTCCAAGATTATTAAAGTCACCCTCAGCGTCAGCGATCTGGGCTGATACGTGTCCGAGTGATTTCTTTAGCTCGGTAATTTCAGCAGCTTGTGCCTTGATTACCTCTAGAATTTCGCTAAAGGCTGATGTAATAGATTCTTTCATGTCAGAGATTTCGTCTGACTTCTTTACAGCTTCTTCTTCCTCATCTTGAGAAGATTCTGTAGCATCCATCTCACCCTCTGCAGCTTCTTCGTCTTTTGGCTTGTCAGCCTTTTCGACTTCTTCTGCAGTGGTATCGATAATGGCATCTGCCTCTGGAGCGATTTCTTCAATAACAGCGACCTCTTCTACAACTTCGTCAGTTGCAGGAGCATCTGTAGTGTTTTCTTCTGTCATGTTACCCTCCTGTGTCATCTTAGTGACGTTAATGCCTTTAGCACTATCAACTAAGAACTTAATCATGTCTACTTTGTCAGAGTCTGACTTTTCAACAAACCCAATGTTGGTCATTGGAATACCTGATACTGGGCTAACTGCTAACTCGTCTGAAGAAACAGTTACGAGTCCAGAGTCCTTATCCCAAAAAACATTCTCAATATCTAAGTTTACAATATCTCCACTTACTTTGTCAATACCGTCTACTTTTTCAACTGATAAAATGCTTGCAAACTGGTTTGCTGGGGTATCTACAAGTGATAGCTCTAGCAAGTCATAGTCTTTGATAATCTGAATAACCTTGTCAAGCTTCTCGTCGTAAGCCTTCTCACAGTCATTCATTCTGCCACCAATTGAGAATCCTGAATAGGTTCCATCTAGAACCTTTTCCCATGCATCCTGTGCACCCTTAGAAACATATGCTGAAACATAGATACCTGAATAGAAAGTCTTGCTCTCTGGATCAAAGTACTTGTCTTCTTTGAATGATACCATCTTTCCAACTGCTGATGGTTGGTGCATCTCACGGATATTACCCTTGAACTTTGAGAAAGCCTTTAGAGAGGCTTCTGGGGTTACGATGTCATTCTGACGATCTACATTGTCCAATGTTGCAAAGCCAGAGACGATTCGACGCTCTGCATCCACCTTAGCGAATGGCATTGAAATGCGGACTGAGTCGCCGTCTACATCGAAGTGTGCTTTAGAAATAATTGTCATGGTAATAATATTATAGAGCCTTTTTATAACAAAATTGTTACGTTTTATTATATCACAATTTTTGTTATTGTGTAGCTCTTCCCTCTCCCTGTGGGTTTCTTCCAGTAGTAGTTGCTTCTCCGTCTGACTGGTTAGCTGTGCGTTCTGCATCTCGCTGTCTTGTTTGTCGTGTATTAGCTGAAGCATCTGCTGCTTGGCGAGCTGTAAGCTCTACCATGTCGTCTCCACCATCAACCTGTGGAAGACCAAGCTTCTCACGAATTTCATTAGGAGTAACAACCTTATTGCGAATGTATCGTTCATCAATTTGTGACTGTGACACTTCGTCTGTGAGGGTAAGTTCGTTAAACTTGATTTCAAGAATGTCTGTCTTTTCACGAATGATCTTGTTAAGTACCTTCTCAAGTTTGGTCTGTTCTGGACGAGTTACCTGCTCCTTGAATGTACGGTCTTGAGCAATTGCTGCTGCAATAGCAGATGCATCTCCACCACCAATCTTAGATAGAGGAACCTGGTGAGCAATAAGAATGTCGTCACGGTTACGTACACGGTAATCGTTAAATGATGCTTCCTGTACACCGCTTTCGATTGGGTCCATTCTGAACTCAACCTTATTTGTGTCTGAGTCTCCAGGAAGTGGGATGTATAGGGTACGGTGGTTCTGCCCCTTTAGACCTGTCTGCAAGAAGCGGAATAACTTATCTTCTGCCTCTGCTGACAGCTGTGCTCCCTTAAGTGTCACAATGTAGCGTGGTACAGCCTTATTTTGGAAGTAGTCGATATTATACTGTGCTGCAAGTGAGTCACCGATTAGTGCTGGCATAGCAGCGATAACGTCAGGTACACCATAGAATGTATTTAGTGGAGAATATTCCTTGATGTGAATAATCTCGTTTGGACGCTTGTCTCCAGTAATTGGGTTTGGGTTATTAGCACCAAAGTTACGGAAGTATGTAACCTTGTTACCAATCATCTGAACAAAGCCATCGTGTAGACGACGTACACGCATTGTAGTAGATGGAATGTGACCAACGTAACCAATCTCACCCTTAATGGTGCGACCAATTTCAATGTATCCATTGCCAGTTGCATTTACATCTGTCATTACTTTCTCAAGAATGCTTGTAAAACTTTCGTCATCATTGAGGCTTTCTAACCAGTCACGAAGCTGGATCTTTAGGCGTTCAATCTTTTTACGAGCCTTGCTTAGTTTATCTTTGTCATTAACATCTTCAAGCTTTATCAGTGTATTCTTAGATACCGCAAAATCATAGCCTAGACCAACAGTGTTTTCAACCTTTGCATCGATAGCAGCGTGGTTAGCAAATGATGTGTCATAGTAGTTTGCAAGTTCGTTTAGATTGTATGGTGGTGTGATAACGTCAAATAGACCGTAAGCATTTCTGTAGACTATTCCTGGGTTAATAGCTTTTGACTTAGCATCTTCCCTACCACCCTGGATAGCTAGAGCTGAATCCATGTACGCATCAGAAACCTGTTGCTTTTCAATTAGTCTATCTGCACGACGCTTGAAGTTTTGCTCAATACCTGCATACTTACGAACATCTGCCCAGTCTTTATTGAATGGGTCCATAGCTTTAAATTCTGCTGATGGGTCAAAAATCTCTCCCTTTAGGAAAGAGTCGTCCTTAATTGGAATACGTGAAATTTCGCTCATTAGTCTTCACTTCCATACATGTCATGTGTATTCTTTGCAGCGATCAGGGCACCTAAGTCATTTGCAGATGGGATGAATCCCTGTGCCATTCTGTCCTGTTGCTCTGTGTATTCTTCATCTGAAATTTTACGAATGTTTGAGAAGAATACTGGCTTACCTTCTGGCTGACCATAGTATGCTGCTGCTTCTGTCAATTCTTTAATCTTGGCGGTATCGTTAATCATTGATTCGATGCTCAATGCACTACCTTCGCCGTCTGTGAAGTACTTACCTGAAGGCAGCTGCCATACGTAAATACCTGCATCGGAGAACTTCTCCTCTATAACTCTCACACGAGTCTTACCAAGTGGTCCCTGTATTACTTTATCCATAACCACTAGTATACCATACTATGTGACTATGTTAATACTATTCTGCCAAACAATATCATTAATGACATCATACTTGTATCCTGTTAACGAAATACCAGACAGATCTGTGTCTGATGTTGCCAAAATTCTATTTGTTCCACTGTAAATCTTAGAAATAGTTTGTGGAGAAAGCTCTGGTCTTGTAAACGCCTCAGAGGCTGCTATCTGTGACCATGTCTTTTCTGTATCTGTTTGACTCCAAAGATATTCTGTATCATAGTCATTCCACTCATTTGGAAGAAGCTGCTGTGCAAGCTCTTCTGGTCTTAGCTGGTAGTACGATATGTTGTTTACCAAAATGCTTCCAACAATTTCAATCTTATGCTCTGAGCTGTTAGAGAAGTCTAGTGGATTAGATATAAATAGAATTCCAATGTTTGCCCATTCCCCAGCAGATATTGTTGGAGATGCGGTGTAGACTCCATTTACGTACATTTCAATATTTGAAAGTTCTACCCAAGAACCTGATACGTACTGAAGTACTGAAATCTTTGCAACCTTTGAATCATTAGTTGCTTTTGCTACAATTCTAAGTTTTGAATATCGTACATCGTATACTTCAGCTATTGTCATCTCACTAGAGAATTGCTGGTCATTGAACAATAGGTACATAGAAAGCAATGAGACAACATATTGCTTATCTGCATTTGGGTTTACTGGAATATAGATGCCACGATCATTTGATGTTGAGTATGAGTCAAGAACTTTGATGCCAGTCTTATTAGTCAGGTATAGGTACGGAGACATTGTCTTAGATATTGCTACTGGGTTATATGCTGAATAGTCATAGGTTCCAGCAGATTCTGCATACATGTAAATGTCAGATGTTTGAGACCTTGTCCCAATCTTTTTAGCATATACCTTATTGAAGCTTGGTGATGTCTTTCTATTGAATGTTTGTGCAGCATATTCAATAGATCTTATTTTAACTGGTAGTCTATCTACTGACTTAGTGTATGTTTCAACTACCGTTGCCATGTAGATGTCTGATTGACCAGTTTGTGGTGGAAGGATCACCGTTCCGTCTACAACCTCAAACCTTTTATTCATCCAACTTGATCGTGCATCTATTACCTTATTTGAGTTTAGAAGAACTGTTGACATTCCAACATTTTCAGAGAATGACGCTAGCAGTCTAGCAGTTTGTGAATTAAAGAAATACACATATGTCTTTACATTCATGCTTGATGAATCTATTTTACCAGATGTTATTTTTGATGATTGTGCAACGTCTAGAGATATCTGAATCATATCCGTTACATAGCTAACTGTTCCGTTCTCCAAGGTAATCTGCTTTGCAAACTTTGATAATGGGATGTAGTCTTGCCAGTATGACATTGATGATACTTCTGCAGTGTATACATTTTCAGATGCGAATGATTGCTTTACTAGTGAAAATTCATAGCTTGACTTTAATGCCATGAATTGTGAAACATTAGTTACCGTGGCAATTCCAGAAACAAATAATGATGACATTTCCTGTTTCACATAATTGATTCCAGAGCATAGGCTAGCTTTGTATATCTTGCCCATAAACGTTGTTGATATTGATGCATCTGATCCAGCATAATCGCCACCAAAGAATAGAGATAGCCTTGATCTTGATAACAAGAATCTTTTTACATATGTTGGTGTGTCATTACTTGATAAAATTGACACAAAATCTATTCCAGCTACAAACTTGGCTCCAGAAGATACTGTCTTTGTTGCAAAAATACCTTGAGACCCTCTAACGTTATATGCATATGTTAGGGTTGTACCAGACAGAACTGCTGAAACACTGTCCAAATTTTCTTTATCCTGAATCCTAAAGACTACCTGATCTTTATCAGAGTATGATGAGTTTGCTTCACATACGACAAAGAATGATGCTGGGATTGGCAGATTTCCTTGTCTCATTGAGCTTAGATACATATATCCATTAATGCCGTCCCATTCGGATGTTGGGTTCATCTTTATGAATGGATATGTGTCTGATACTGCATTTGCTGTTGCCTGGTCAGACTCCCACTTTGATGTGTCTTGAAGACTCTTCATTAACGTGTCAGATAGCACTATGGTTGGCTTTATGTGCTTTGGAGAACCCATTGTATTTTTTACTATAGACATGTTCTCAGATGTAGATGATGACCAAGACTCAATCTTTGGATATGAGTAGTCTGATGAATACCCTGCGAAGGTGTAGTCAATCTGAATCTGCTTTCCAGAATATGCGGTCTCAATTTCTGATGGCAGGGATACAGCCTGACCATAACCAAATCTACGTTTTGCAAGAACTGGTGTCATTCTATATGGGTATACGGCTATACAGTCAATGTCTATATATTCTATGTTACCGTTTACATAGAAGCCAATGTAGTCATCGTCTATAGAAGATAGGTCTACTGCATCAATTGCAATAAAAGCCACAAGCTCACCATTTATAAACAAGTTTACATTGTCTTCTGTATACTCTATATTTACCAGCATTGGTCTAAACCACTCGCCCACATAGTGTGATGCATACGATTTTCCAACTTTTAAAATTAAGTTTTGCCCATCTACATACAGTCCATCAGCTGAGGCGATTGGTCCCATAATCCTTGAAGGGCTAGTCTGCACTCTACCATCTGTTCTTATTCTCATCCATGCTTCAAAGACTAATGTTTGTGCTTTTGCTGATTGGTTTAAGAATCCCATTCCTGGAACAACAAGTGATGGACCGTCTGGGTTTTTAATTATTTTAGTTGATAGGTTTGCCCCATATACCAATGGCATAGATGATTGTGTTGCATAAAGTTTCTTGGTTGAGTTATTTCCTATGTACCATCCAGAGTGTTGCCCTAGACCATACTCAAATGCCTCTACTCCGTACAAAGATCCAATGGCTGACTCTAGCTGTACACCAACTGTACTAGCACCATATAGATGCTGGTTTATTCCAATAGAAAATCCATTAAGATATACTGTTGCTGCTATTCCAGAGTGAGTAATGTCAATTACAAAATTTTGACCTGTTACTGGTGATGATACTTCAAAGATGTGGCTTAGATATATCCATTCATCTTCTCTTCCTGTAAGTACAAATTCTTTTGATAGTGAGCCAACTGTAAACTTTATACTAGTAATAGCTGTCTGTGGATTTACCCACATACCAGCCGAAAAATTGACTGAAGATGATATTGTTGTTGGAGATGTCAGGGTTACGTTGCCAGAGGTAATAAGCTCTGTGTAGCTAGCACCAGAAATTTTAGGGTATGGATCTGTATCTTCTGGTATTGCAGCAAAGCTGGTTCCTCCAGATCTTGTCCAAGATTCTAGATGAAGGCTTGAGTCTGGCATATACGATGCAAACGCACAGCTGTCATCTAATGCCCAGAGTGCGATTGGCTGCTCTGCATAGATTTTTTCTGCATATAAGTTTGATGGACTAGACAATTATTATCACCTAGTCCATTTTAGCACACAAGAGTATTTTTATTTTAGATTATTTAGTTCTTCTTGATATGCTGAGATTGCTGCTGCAATGGTTGCAATATTGGCATCTAGCATTGCTATTGATTCTTGTGCACCATCTATATTGCCAAGAGCAATCTTGTTAATCTGTAGCTGGTATCCTTCTAGTGCTAATTGCTGGATCTTACCCTCAATTAGTGCTAGCTTTTGGTCTGCATTTAGCAGTTCTGCAAAGTTGATTGACATGCGTCCTCCATTTATCTATATTACCATTATAGCAAATACTTGCAAATAGTCAAGAATTAGTGCTATAATTGTAGAACGACTTCCGAAAGGAAGTCATTTGTTCTAAGAGGAACATAGTGACAAACAGAGTAACAACAAAGTGACATCACTGGCATACTCAAGGAGATATTCTACTACCTGAAGAATATTGTCTGCCAGGGTATTTTTAAATACCGTAACAACATAAAAATAAGGAGGTAGCAATGAAAAATAAAAAATTTGCTGCTGTAGGTGCTTTTATATTAACAATTGCACTTACGACTTGCTCTGGCTCTCCAGCTAGTGCAACACCACTAAAACTAAATAATGAAACCATAGGTCCAGACAAAGTTTCTTTGATGGATCTTTTACTTTCCAAGCAAGAGCCTGAAGGTATTATTGCTGAACAGGCAGCTAAGATAGAACTTGAAGCTGAAAAGCAAAGAGTTCTTCAAGAAAAGCTTGACAACAATAGCTTGCTTATGGATAAGGCAATCAAAAAGCTAAGGAAGTATGTAGGGTCACAATATGGATATGGAGAAACTCCTGGTTACTGGGATTGCTCTGGTCTAGTTAGATGGTTCTATTTACAACAAGGTATTGAACTATACCACTCAGCTAGTGTTGAAGCAAGATCTGGTAAAAGGGTTAAGCATCCAAAGATCGGAGACCTGGTTTCATTCCACTATGGAAGCATAGATTACTCGTTTCACATCGGTATCTATATTGGAGATGGAAAAGTGCTACATGCATATAACCCATACAGAGATACTGTAATTGATGATGTTGATAAAGTAGCTAATGAAAATAATGCTTGGGCATCATATACACGAATAGTGGAAACAAACTAACAGAATACCCCCAGTGAAATATCTGGGGGTATTTTTTATGTCTCTAACGGAACCCAGGCACCATTTTGATACTTAAGAACATTCGGCATTAGCTTCCAGCCTGTGTAGTCTGTTCCTTCAACTGTTACGACATCTGTTGAAATACCTGTATATCTAGCTGCTGTTTTTATAGCAACCTTTGTTGTTCCAGATGTAAACCTATATCCATATGCAGAAATAAACTGCGATACTGATGCAGAACTTGGTGCTGAAGCACCAATACCATTTACAGCTATAATTCTAAATGTGTATGTTGCTGCAATTGTTAGATTTGTCAGATTTCTTGTAGTTGATGTTCCTGTAGTATCTATTGCTGTCCATGTACCACCATCATCTGTGCTTGCTTCAATAACATATCCAGTAATTGCTGAACCATTATTTCCAGGTGCAGTCCATGTTAGGGTGAGACTTGTTGTAACAACATTTGATATTGTTGGTGCTGTTGGTGCAAATGGAACACCATAAATATTTACAGTTGATGATGTAGCTGTATTTCCATCAAATGATGAAACAACATATGCTGATGCATAGTCAGTAGATAATGACGTAACTGTTATTGGAGTTGTTGTTCCAATATTTGTAGCTGCCTCACCGTTCTTACTTAGCCATGTTACGAATGTCTGAGATCCACCAGTAGATGTTGTAGGTGTTGGTCTTGATACAACAATGTCTGTTCCAGACCTATCCAGACTTGGATTAGCAGCCACAGCAAGAATAGAAAAATCTGTAAGTGTAATTGTTTGTGTTGTAATTGTTGCGGATCCAAGGTTTCCAGCAGGATCGTTTGCAGTCGCTGTTACCTTAATCTTTCCTTGACCAAGTGTGTTGTGGTTTACTATAAACGAGCCAGTACCCAATGTTTTTGTTTGATTTCCAGAAGCAGAAAAGTCATACTCCCAATTTGGAATTGATGGGGTCATGTCGTATCCAGAAACAAGTGATTGACCAGATACAGTTGAATCAAAAGTAAATGTTAGTGATGCTGTTGCTACTGGATCATACAGATATGATGGCTGGCTTGCTGTTTCAACTGCCTGTAGTGTCCAGCTAATTGTGGACCTATTTGTACTAGAGCTTGGTGTTTCTGTTACTGTAAGCCTTAAGCTGATATTAGCTCTACCGCTAAAAGCATCATTATACTGTACCATGTACTACCACATCCAGATGTCACCAGCAGCAGGAGTAGCATATGTTGCTGGATCTGCTTGAGAAACAAAAACTTGCTGGTATGACGAGGCTCCAGATCTTGCACCCTTTGTAGCCACGGTTGCTGAAGCAGCATTTCCAGTTGTGCTTGCTGCAATTGTTGATGATGTATCTGTCGCTACTAGAGTTTTGTTTGTAGGAATAACTGTTTGGTTGATGCTTGTTGCAGTCGCTACTCCAAGGATTGGCGTTACAAGTGTAGGGCTAGTAGCGTATACCAGGTTTCCAGTACCTGTCTTTGATACAGATGATGCAATGTAGTCAGTTGATGGTGTAAACGCTGCGGAACCAAGAGTTCCACCAAGACCAATGTTAAGTGTTCTAGAGTTTACAGAGTCTGTAGATGTAAGAACAATAGACTCAGATACAGTCAGGGTCTTTGATGCTGATGTTCCACCAGCTGCCGTGAATCCAGTAGTTACTGCAGTAAGTGTAAGTCCACCAAATAGTCCACTGAATCCAGTAGCACTTAGAATACCTGTTGAAGGTACGAAAGAAAGCTTTGTTGAGGTTGTCTTTGTTGGAAGGTTTCCAGTGTTTGCTGTAACCCATGTAGGATAAACTGATGAAGATGTAGCTGCATCATTTGTAATTCCTGTATTGATGGCATTAGTTGCAGTTGTTGCAGTTGTTGCTGAACCTGCACTAGTTGCATAAACAGCATTGGTTGCATTTTCAATTGTTCCAGGAAGTTCGCTTACAGCCTTCCATACAATGTTTGCACCGTCAAAGGTGATTACCTGACCGCTTGATGCTGTAGTAGTTGTTCTAATTACTGTACTATCTACTGCTACAGTTTTTGCAGATGATCCATTGTACCCTCCAGAAAGTGTGATTCCTGTACCTGCAGAAAGAGCGTTAAGTGTTGCTCCCAAAGCCACACCAGAAATGGTTGAGTTTAGAAGTTTCTCATTTGTAATAGATCCAGCAAGCATTGTATTTGTAACTGTCGTAGTGTCTGCTGTTGTTACTAGAGTTTTACTTGTTGGAATTACAGTTCCATTAATGCTTGTTGCTAATGCTACACCAAGTGTTGGAGTAATCAGAGTTGGGCTAGTCTGAAAAACTGCTAGACCTGTTCCAGTCTTATCTGAAAGTACTCCATAAAATTCTGCAGATGATGTAGATGCAAAAACACTAAGCTTGTCTGTATAGTTAGCCTTTACATCGAAAAGCTGTCTTAAATATGAAGCTACAGAATTTGTTGTAGATTTTAGATCTGCTGTCGTATTATTAATATCTGTTGGATCAAAGTCATTGTAATAAAAGCTTTTGAATGCATCCTGTACGTTAGCTGTATCGCTTAGTGAGGGTATTGTGATTGGCAGGAAGCTTGCTGCTCCTGACTGAGGATACGATTCTGGCATACCTAAATTATATCACAATAACTATTTATATATTGACAGATAGTGGTTTAGATTCCAAACTAGCCTTGGGTCATTATTTGTCAGCATTGCTAGTTCTGTTTGGCGTATTGCTTCTCCAATGTCCCCAAGATTATATGCTGCAATTGCTGCTAGGTCGTGTGGTAGTGACCCCCAGGCAAAGTCTTCACAAAGATAGTCTAGTGGCTTTTCCTTAGTTTCTAGGGCACCAATGGCATAGAACAAGCATCTATTCCAGTCTTGCTTTTTATAGTAATATTCTGAAAGCTCTACAAGAGCTTCTCTTCTACCAGGAGCTTCTTGGTATGCACGTCTTAAACATTCCTCTGCATTCTCTGGATCACACTTAGCTAAATATCTATATGATGCAGCTCTTTCTGGTCCCCATGTTGCAGACGGAAGTCTGAGGTGATTCTCAAACATTGTCTTTGCTTTGTCATACATTCTATTGAAAAAGTATTCACGTGCTAAGTAGTATACGTTTCTGTCATCAGTTGGTGACTCGCTTACTGCCAACTCAAGTAGTGGCAAATACTGTCCACGACTTTTTGACTCATCTGGATAGTGCTCAATTTCAAGACTTATCCATTCTTGCACTTCAGTAATTCTGTCAGCAACCAAAACTTCATGCACTGGATGTTTCCAACGGTATCCATGACGAGAGTGAATCTTGTCTCCCCCATACTGAAGTCCAGGCTCTCCATCTTTTGTCCATGACCATGTATATTTATATCTAGGACGAGTTGTTCCTGCTTTAATACCTTCAAGTTTTTCACGCCATCCTGGAACCAAAACTTCATCCATGTCAAGAGATATGCACATATCTATATCTTTTGGCAAAGAAGCTAGAGATGCATTGCGAGCATCATCAAATCTCCAAGGGGATATCGAAATCTCAATTACGTTGATTCCAAGACTTTTTGCAATAGCAACTGTATTATCTGTAGAACCAGTATCTGCTATCAGGAGGTAGTCTGCTTCCTTGGCAGAATCTTGCCAATCTTTTACAAACTGTTCCTCATTAAGTGCAATAGTATAAACTGCTATTTTCAATTTTGAACCAGTTCGATATCTCCAGACAACACTTCTAGTTGAGTCAATACTTTCACTTGCTCTACTGCATCTGATTCTGTCTCTGCATCTATAATGAATGATTCATTCAACCCATTGATAGAAATTTTATAAGTATTCATATGTATATTATACAGTAAAGCCAGAGGCGTATCTAATAATCACAACTCCGCTACCGCCATTTGATCCATCTGTCGCACCTGTAGCAGTACCGTATCCATTGGCTCCACCACCACCGCCACCAAGACCGTTTGTTCCAGCAGTAGATACTCCACCAGCTGTAGTGTTTGGTCCTGGAGCACCGTTACCTCCACCACCAGTACCACCAAGAGCACCAGGAGATCCAGTAGTATAGGAACCTCCACCGCCTCCGCCAGCATAATATACAGACGATCCAGTTATTGTGCTTGTTGCACCGATTCCTCCAGCTCCACCCTTACCAGCAGTTCCGTTTGATCCAACTCCTCCAGCACCTCCGCCTCCTCCAGCACCATATGTAGCTCCCACACCACCAGCATTTCCCTGACCTGCAGTTCCTGCTGCTGCACCAAAGGCTGGCACGTTGATCAGGGCATATCCAGATGTTCCTCCTCCAGACCCACCAACCATTCCAGCAGCATATCCACCAGAAGACCAGATATGTGCACCACCACCGCCTCCACCTTTGGAGACGATACCATTAAATGAACTATCTTTTCCTGGTCGTCCTCTATCTTGAGTTCCACCACCTGCACCACCAGCACCAACAAAGATAGGATAAGCTCCTGCCGTTAGTGTTGCGGATCCAGATCTCATTCCTCCAGCTCCGCCTCCGCCGCCCATGTAGCGACCACCGCCTCCACCGCCACCTGCGACTACTAGATAGTCAACAGATATTCCAGCCTGGCATTCATTAATGACAAGCTCTTCTTCTCCAGTAAAAGTTCTTACAGTATAAACAACTCCACCGCTTGTATATGTGGATACTGTTCCACCAGTAATGCTTAGTGATCGTTGCCAATATGTTCCATCAAATACATATGGCACTCCATTAACGAATGATGATCCATTATAAGCCTGTGGTGTTGTTTTTACAAATGATGTTCCGTTGTGTACTCCAAACTTGGCAGCAACTGTTGGCATGGATGCAGCAGTTCCTGTTACAATGTTTGAGTTCTGTCCTGTGTGTGCAGTAGTTGATGTGAAGTCTGCAAACCTAGAATCTGGATAAATTGATTGTCCAGCATATCTGTCGCATACCTGATTTAATGCTGCTACAACAAACTGATATTGTTGTCCAGGAACTAAACCACGAACAGTTTCTGTTGTTCCACCTGTTGCAGATGGAGACAGGTATGTATTTGTTCCATATACAGACCATGTGCTTCCACCAACCTGCTTATATGCAATTCTGTAACCATAAATACCCCAACCACCACTGTCTGTTGGAGCTGTCCATGAGAGATTTACTTCACCTGGAGCCGAACCAGTAGTTGCAGTAAGTGACGTTGGGTGGTTTGGAATATGTCCCCATGATACTGTTGCCCTAAGAGCTGTACCACCCCAGTTAACTGTATCAAGTACACCATCTTCATAGATACCGTTTGGTGCAATCGTTGTATTTGATGATGCTCCACGTCTAAACGTAACAGTTACCGAGTCATTCTTATTAAATCCAAGATAGAATGTTGATGCTGCATCTGCTGTTGTGCACTGAGAAACTGCATACTGTAGTGCTGAAGTTGCTGTAGCTAAATCATTTCTATCCCAGGTTACTGTAGATGCTACAGTAAATCCAGCACTTTGAGTACCACCAGAAGCATCAGCATTTGGGGATATCTGGAGGTCTATAGATGCTGACGATGCTGTAAATGGCATAGACAAGCTATAAAACATAATTGGTCTGTATCTAAGACCATCGCTTCTTACTACCTCTGTTCCAAGTAATCCTGCACCTGTAGAATATCCTGGGGTACCTGTAGCAGGGAATGCTCCAGATAATGGAGACTTTTGGTCATTGAATGGAATATATCTTGAAACTTCGTCAGTACCAGAAGCACCAGAGGTAAATGGGCTGTTTGTTGTTCCACCAGTAGAGAATGATTGTGCTGTCATTTAGCCTCCTACCAGCTAATCCAAATGTCTCCAGCAGACAAAGCTGTTGTATCTGGTCTTGTTGTTGGCACTGCTGCTGAAGCCTGAGACGCTGTCATGACGACTTTTGTTCCATTGAATGTAGTTCCAGAATATGAAGATACAACTGTCATATTTTTAGCTGTTGCTCCTGCAATACCATTGTTAGCTGTAATAAGTCCAGTTACTGTAAGCGTTCCTTCTGCAGTTATTGCATCTCCACGAAGATTAATCTGAGAAACGTTAGATGATGATGCAGTTCTACCAAGAATAATTCTTGCTGCTGTATCTGTTGCATCAATACCAGCTTGCACATAAAATATTCCACCAGTACCAATAACTCTACCAACTCTGGCTCCACCAGAAACCGTTGTGTCGTAGAAGTTTGCAGATTTTGCATTATTTAAAAGCAAATCACCAGTCATAGTTCCACCAGCCAATGGCAAATATGTAAGTAATGCTGATGATGTAGTAAGATATGTTGAACTATCTGTTGATCCATCTGCCTTTAAGAATTGATCTGAGGCTCCTCCAGTTTTTACAAATGATGCTGCTGTAGTATTTCCAGATGCATCTACCTTTGCTAACATAGTTCCTGCTGAATTTTGCCATTCTTGTAGTGATGCACTTTGAGATGCTGATCCACGAATAACAGCACCGATAGTTGTTGCTGTTCCAGAATGAACTCCAAGTCTTCCAGCCAGTGCTGTACCGTTACCAATCAGGGTAGTTCCGAATTCGCTAACTGCAAAACGTTGTGATGCACCACTATCAAACATGACAAGTGGATTTGCTGTCATTCCAGATACTGAATTAATTCTAAGTGCTGATGTTGAGTTTGATGATGGTGCAAGTGTTTGTAGTCCAGTTAAAGAGTTTCCTCCAGTAAGGTTAGCCTTTCCAGAAAGTGAATTGGTTACTGTAGTAGCAAAGTTTGCATCATTTCCAAGTGCGGTTGCAAGCTCATTCAATGTGTCAAGTGTGCTTGGGGCAGATGATACTAGGTTTGCTACTGCAGTACCAACGAAAGCTGTTGTAGCTAATTGTGTTGTATTTGTTCCTGCTGATGCAGTTGGTGCTTCAGGTACCCCAGTAAAAGTTGGTGATGCAAGAGTTGCTAGACCAAGTGTTGCAAAAGACTTATTTTTCCAAAGACCGCTTGATGCTTCATATGAAAATAGGTCTTTGTCTGTTTTAGATGTAATTAATGCATCGTGAAGTTCATCTACTTCGTATCCGTTTTGTGGTCTAACAAAGATTTCTCCTTGTGTGGCATGTGATCTTGTAACAATACCAATAAACACTAGATGTGCTGGTGCATGTGGCTTATTTATTAGACCATAAATTAAGTTACCAGAAGTACCCAGCCAGACTGGGTCTCCAGCAGTAGCAGCAGATGTGTCAAAACCTGCTAAAAGACCTTCTGTGATTACCTTTACAAAATCATTTGTAGAGCCACCAGTTTCAAGTAGACCCATGGTTTTAGACGATGTGGCTTCGGCATCGTTTGATGCTTTTGAAACAATCATGTTTGTTCCATTGGCAGAACTTACATAAACAGCCTGACCCTTAGCAATTGCCTCACCGAGCTTTACCTCATGTTTAATTTGTACGGCGTAGTTGTCGATCCATGATGCATCGTAATCTGTTGAAGAATCTTTTGCAAGAATTTGACCTGCTGTTCCTCCAGTTGGAAGAAGACCCCCATCAGCACCGCCAATAAAATCTAGCCCACTCCAAGCGGTAGTTCCATCACCAATCTTGATTTTCATTAGGGTTGTATCAAGACCAAGTTCTCCAGCCTCAAGAATGTATGACGAAGCAGCCCACTCAGCAGTGGTTCCTCTTCTGTGCTGAATAACTGTCATTATGGTGTTCCTCCGTCAATTGTTCCATCTATCCTGATGTAAACAATGTCTAGGATTGTCTCTAATGCCGAGGCATCTAATGAAACATCCTTAGTAGTACCATTATACACTATTGGGCTTGTTGCTGTTAGGATTCCAGATGGTCCTGTTGGTCCCTGAATACCCTGGCTACCTGTAGGTCCTGTTGGACCAATAGCACCAGTTGCACCATCCAGTCCACTTACACCTGCAGGTCCTGTAGGTCCTATCGGACCTGTTGATCCATCTACGCCATTCACACCGTCTAATCCAGCAGGTCCTTGAGTGCCTTGAGGTCCTGTTGGTCCTGTTGCACCTTCTGGTCCTGTAGGACCAATACTTCCCTGTGGACCTGTAGGACCATCTACACCTGGCTCACCCTGAATACCCTGAATACCTTGTTCACCTGTTAGACCAACATCTCCTTGTGGACCAGTTGGTCCTGTTGGACCTTGGGGTCCAGCACCTCCTTGAATTCCTTGAATACCTTGTGGACCAGTAGGTCCTAAATCTCCTTGTGGTCCTGTTGGACCTATTGCACCTTGGGAACCTTGTGGACCAGTCGGACCTGCTACTGTAGAGTCAGCACCTGTTGCTCCAGTTGGTCCTGTTGGACCGATGATCCCTTGTATTCCTTGAGGACCAGTTGGACCTTGTGAGCCTTGAATACCCTGTGGTCCTGTTGGACCCTGAGTACCTTGAGGACCAGTAGGTCCAATATCTCCTTGAATACCCTGAATACCTTGAGATCCTGTAGGACCAATTGATCCGATAGGTCCTGTAGGTCCATCATTTCCAGTCAGACCGATTGGTCCCTGTGCTCCTGTAGGTCCCTGAGAACCAGTTGGTCCCTGTAATCCCTGTGGACCAGTTGTACCAACACTTCCTTGAGAACCAGTAGGACCAGTAGGTCCATCTATACCTTGAATACCTTGTGCACCTGTAGGTCCCTGAATTCCTTGCAAACCTGTAGAACCAGTAGGACCAATTTCTCCTTGTGGTCCAGTTGGTCCAGTGACACCTTGCTCTCCAGCAGGACCTGTTGGTCCAGACTCACCTTGTGGTCCAACTATCTGACCAACGTTTGTCCATGTAGAACCATTCCAAACATAAAGATCTCCATTTGAATCAACGACATATGCATCGTTTACATCAGAGAATAGTGGTAATAGTTCTGGGGTAGCGACTGAGCCTATAAAATTAATTGAAGTACCTTGCGGTCCAGTAGAACCTTGTGCACCAGTAGCACCAGTTGGACCTTGAGGTCCTGTATCGCCCTTATATCCTCTAGGACCTTGAGAACCAGTTGGACCTGTAGGTCCGTCATCTCCTGGCAAACCTATTGGACCTTGCACACCTTGAGGACCAGCAGCACCTCTAGGACCAGTAACACCAATTGCTCCTGTAGGACCTGTGCTTCCTGTTGGACCTCTATCTCCCTGAATACCCTGCGGTCCTTGTGGACCAATAGCACCTTGAGAGCCTGTTGGTCCTATTGGACCTTGGATACCTTGATCTCCTGTAGCTCCAGTGGATCCAGTAGCACCTCTAGCTCCTGTAGGTCCAGTCAGACCTATTAGTCCTTGAACACCTTGCTCACCCTGTAAACCTCTAGGTCCTGTTGCACCAGTCGGACCTGCTATTGTGCTTGCTGCTCCAGTTGGTCCCTGAATACCCTGATCTCCCTGAAGACCTCTAGGTCCTGTAGGTCCAGTCGAACCTTGTTGACCTGTTGCACCTTGTGGACCTGTATAGCCAATAGGACCTCTTGGACCAGTAGAGCCAGTTTCTCCTCTGAGACCTTGAATACCTTGAACACCTTGAGGTCCAGTAGAGCCTGTTGGTCCTTGAGATCCTGTAGCACCTGCTATACCTTGAATGCCTTGTACACCCTGAATACCTTGAATACCTGTATATCCAATTGGTCCCTGTGGTCCTGTTGCCCCTTGTACACCTTGAATACCTTGCAAGCCAGTGGCTCCAGTAGGACCTTGCAGACCTTGAGGACCAGTGGGACCTGTTGCACCTATTGAGCCATCAACGCCATCTAGACCTGCAATACCCTGAATACCTTGAGGACCTGTAGGTCCAGTGTCTCCTATTAATCCCTTTGGACCTTGAGTTCCAGGATATGGAGTAAGTTTGATTGAGGTTGTATTTTCTGGGGAATCTGAAATAATTTTAATAGACCCAGGATTAGCAGTAGATGCAATACGAATAACTGGACTTGCATCAGATACTGTGCTAACCTTTACGACATCAGAGCTAGATCCTATATTGATAACATTTACGTCTGTGTTTGCTGGCGAATTTGTTATTCTGATTATTGACATTACGGAACTATTGGATTAACGGTAACATCTGGTAGTACCGCAATCTTTCCAATAATCGGAGTCCACACTGTTTCTGCATCAATAGTGACCTGTAGGTCAAAAGATAGTTCTGCTACTGTAGTGCTAGTTCTTGTGGCTCCCCATGTTGCTGTTAATTCTGGAGAAGCAATAATGTCTACATACCCATCGCCAGCTACAGTTTGGAGTTCGCTAGATGTATTGCTTTTCACATCAAATGTGCTGGCAGCATAAACCCAAGTAGATGTGTCCTGTGCTGTAGTCTCATCGCTTTCAAGAAACTCAATACGAAGTTTGGCGGTATCACCACGGACGACTGTCCATTGAATGTTAGTAGGATTTGCACCATATGTAGCTGCCATAGTACTTAAATTATATCACAGATTATATAAATAGAAAGGCTAGACCTGAAAGGTGGGTATGAGAGAGACATTCAGATCTAGCCACTAATAGTATATCATATCAGCCTGAAATATCAAAGTTACAAGATCGTTATATAAAATTTACTTAAAAAGGTCTTGACAAAGTTTTTAGATGTGCTATTATATATAAATATGGGGGTAGGGGGCAAAAGACTATATATAAATATATAAGATATATAACTTATAAGATATATAGTTTATATATAATAATAATAAATAATAATCGCCAAGTCAATGCTTGACGATTGTTTTTTTATTTAGGGGTTCTTACTTCTTTGCATTCTGATGTGCTACATACTCTACAAACATCTGAGTTAGATGATCTATTTTATTATCTAGTCTTGCATGAGCTTCTTCGCCTCTGACGTTTTCTGATTTAATAGCTAGGATATCCTTTTCCATTCTGTTTACCTGATCTTTCATTGATAAACCACTATTAGGCTTTAGCTCGTGCTTGATGTCATCAAAATAATGCTTGACTAGCCAGCGTACACCAACAACCAGTGTTGACAGGACAGTACTAATACTGACAATGATAGCGACTAGGGTTTGCAAATCCATAATATTTCTATTATACATTATTTTTTAAGTTGTTACATTTCTGTTATAAAGCACGGCGGTAAAAACTCGGCGGTAAAGAGGTCGGCGTGATATAGAGAACCCCACATCCAAACATGCTACTAACGTAGCCATATGGATAAATATTGCAGTCTAATGCAATAAACAGATATAAAACATTGCAGTGTAATGCATAAGATATCCTCCATTACAGGCTTTAATGACGAATATGTTCTGCTTTAACTTTGTGTACGTTCGGTTACATTTTCTAATGTGTACGATCGGTTACAAAACACCTTCCAGGAAGCCCTCAGATGCCCCTAGAAGCGATTTAAACTATATCCGACGAACTCTACTATGGTCTAAAATGAACATATAAGCAAATATAGGGTTTTGTTATACTAAAATAGTTTCTTTATAGGCTAATGGGTGTTTTGCTTATAAGTTCATCAAGAGAGCTTCGCTCTTGTGTACCCCAAAATTTTATGCTATACTTAAAACCTACCATAGGAGAGACATGGAATTTGTATTCTTTTTACTTTTAATCTTTTTCTTTACGTTAATTTACGTAATCCCAGCAATTATTGTTGTTGTTACTGTTGGTTTTGTCATTAAATGGACTGTTAACAAGTTTTCAGACGTAGGTGAACCAAATGATTTCGATGCATACAACGATAGCGTCTGTGCTATTTGTGGAGATGATGAAGAATGGCATAAGCATGGTCCGTAAAATAGTTGTTTTATTGCTTGCTGTTGTTGCTATTCCAACATTTATGGCTATTTTTATGGCTACCGTCAAATATTTACTAGGAGAATGATGAAACAATTTGGTGTTACCCACCTAGAAAAGCAGTTTTGTAAGTGCTGTGTGCTTATGGCTAATCCTAGAGCTAAGGTCAAGAAGCAGACGGAGAAGCTGATCAAAGAGCAGATGGACAGTAAGGATGAAAAATGATGTTAATGTTACTTTTTGTTAAGCATTACCTCGCAGATTTTGTATTTCAGACAAACTATATGGCTAAACATAAGCAAAAATACCTTTATCTAGACCATTCTCTTATTCATATGGTATTTACCCTTACTGTTCTTATGTGGTTTATGCCTTTGTCTCTTGCAGCTACCCTCGCTTGCTTAGATTTTGCTATTCATCACAATGTGGATTACATCAAGACAAAGCTATCAAAGAATCTCACACAGGCAGATCGTATGTATTGGATTTACTTTGGTGCAGATCAGCTTCTTCATGCGTTGACATATTTGTTAATTTTGTACCTGGCAAAAATCTGAAAAAATTTGAGTTTGACAAAATCTGAATATTTTGAATAGATGTACGATGCGTACATTTAAAACAACAAAACCAAATAAATAGTGCGGACACTACACACCCCCTAACGTTATCAATTTGTTATCAAATACGGCGTGTCTTGACTTGCGTAATGTCTGCCCTTGTGCTTATAATAGATACATAAAGGAAAAGGAAAAGAAAATGTTTGAAGTAGTAGTAATTGTAGTAGTATCAGTAGTAGTAGTAGTGTGGGCAAACTTTAGCACTGACATTGCTAAGTTGCTAAAAAAGTAATAAATGTCTGCCCCTAGTGCTAAACTAAATACATAAAGAAAGGAAAAATAAATGTTCGAATTCAACACAGTAATCATCACCAAGCGAGGCTCTCGTGAGGATGGTGTTTCGTTCTCTGTTCACAAGTTCTCTGCTACTACTGAGGCAGAGGTAAAGGCTATTGTTAGCCACCCCTCAATAGCAGGATGGAAATACGGATACAGCATTGGCTACGCTAAGATGTAGTTCAATGTCATACCCCCATGCTAAACTAATCATATAAAGAAAAGGAAAACAATGACTACTCTAGAAATGAAGTCTCGCTATAACGAACTAATGCGTATCGCTAAGGGCGATGACTACATGAGCATGACCGAGTTCGAAGAACTATTGGCACTATCAAAGAAGTTGGGTAAGTAAATGACTATTGAAATCATCACTCTAGACGGTAAGCAAATTGACTATTCTTTTGACCCTGAGCATAAAGACGCTGTTCGTAATTTCTACAAAGGTCTCTATGAAAAGGGTCTAATCATGGGTTGGGGACTGGTGTTCTAATGGAGGTTGTTGCTGTAATGTTTTGTCTGTTGGCTGTTTGGATGTTTATCCAATAACTACCCCGATCGATACCCTCCACTGTCAGAGGGTAATGCTAAAGTACTTATATAACGAAAGGTAATAAAATGGGAATTCAAATTATTTCGGCTAATGGTTCTAAAGATATTGAGACAATGTCTGCAGAAGAATTGCTAGGTCTCCAGGTTGAGATGATAAAGGAATGGGGTAAGTAGTTATCCACAGACTTATCCACAGGGGTCGGCACCTTTTCAAGCTTTTGTCAAGTTAAGTTTGATAACGATTTTCCCCAAATTCGTTATAATTATTTTTCTAAATATACTTGACAAATGTCTTAGGCTGTGCTTATAATATAGGTATAGAGAAAAGGAAAACAAAATGAACATTCTACCAAAACTAATCGAAGCAAAACTAGACACTTGGACTGCCCCATTCAGTGATGACGCTTCTGCTATCAAGCGTGATGAAGAATACTACGCTACCCTGCTTGCTAGCCAGACTGAATACACTGATGAACAGGTTGGCGTATTCGTTGCTCAACTTTGGAATGGTGAAAAGACTAGGGCAGAACTTGGAATGTCTGCCTAAAATGTCAGTGGTATCTGCTAAAATCAAACTATCAAAAGAAAAGGAAAATCTAATGTCTGTAACTATCAAGCGTAACATCATCATCACTACCCTCGCCACCATCTTCTTCTTCATTGCTAAGTCTGGTCTTGATGAAATTGGCAAGACTGGTCTTGAGGGTCTTGGAATGTTTCCGTTCCTAATTGGTGGATTTGGCTTCATCATCTTTTCCGTTGTTCTCATTGTTCGCCTTTGGGGAAATGAGCAGGAATAAATGTCTGTGGTCTTTGGTATCATAATCTTAGTAATCATTCTGGCTAATCAGTAAAGGAAAATAAAATGAGCAAGAACGAAATGAAAATTCGATACAACGAACTTATGCGAATTGCTAAGGGAGATGAGTTTATGTCTATGACTGAATTTGAGGAATTGCTTGCCCTTAGTAAAAAGTTGGCTAAGTAACTACCCTGGCGGATCGACTCTGACTTATCCACAGAGTTATCCACAGGAGCCGACCCCTTCGAACATTTGTTCGATTTACGTAGCACAAGATCGATCCCCAATTATAACGAAATGGTAACAAAAGGTGTTTTGCTATTGACAAACCCAATAATGTATGATTAGATAGTTATAGATAGAAAGGAAAAAGATGAAAGTCACAAACCACTGGAACGACAGATTCTATGAGTCAACCGATTGCGAGACTTGTGGAAAGTTTGAGATGGGCAAAACTATCGCTGAATTGGAACAGGCAATAGCAACTCACACTTGCTAAAATGTCTGACCCCTATGCTAAACTAGATTTATAAAGAAAAGGAAAATCAAATGAGCAAATATACACTATTCGAATACGACTTCAATGGCAAGCAGGTTGTTTCTGCCATTCACATTCTTGACCTTGGCAAGTTTCTTCGTGAACACCCTGACGCAAAAGTCAAGCAGTAAAATGTCGTAGGGTAGTGCTAAACTAATCTTAGATAGAAAAGGAAAATCAAATGAACGAAAAGCAACTAAAAGCAATGATGGCTCAAATTGTTCGTGAGAACGCCATCAAATTGGAAGCCGAAAAGAAGGAAGGTAAATAATGAACGAAGAACGAGTTTGTGTATTTTGTGAAAACATCTACAACCCTAGCGTAATGGTATGCCCTGAATGCCAGGACTATAAGGGACTAATGACCCTAACCGAAGCAAGTGAAACCTATGACTTTTTGGAATACCTAAAGGAGACTAACTAATGAACGAAATTATTTTCTACAATGGCTTCAACTTGCTTGTGGACATCATTCTTGTTTTTACTACTTATAAAGTTGCTAAGGGAATTGGATACCGCCAGGCAGAGCGAGATAACATACCCTTCTAGTTATCCACAGCTGATCGAAAGTTATCCACAGGGGTCGGCGTTTTCGAACAAATGTTCGATTATAACAAATTGGTTACGATAAGAAAAAACTTTCCAGATTTACGGCGTGTCGTACCTAAAATGTCGTACCCCCTTGCTATAATGAATACATAAAGAAGAAAAGGAAAACACAAATGAGCAAGTACACCCTATTCGAATACTCACTAGAAAACGGCTCTAAGGTTGTTTCGGCAATCCACATTCTTGACTTGACAAAGTTTCTCAAAGACCACCCAGACGCAAAAGTCAAAGGTTAAATGTCAGAGGGTCACGCTATAATAGACTTAGAAAAGAAAAGGAAAGAAATGTTTGATAATCTAACCCCTTGTCCAGAGTGTAATGGTCTTGGTGTGCTTGCCCCTAATCTGTATGGAAAGCTTAAGCGTTTTCACAAAGTCCCTAGCAAGCGTGAGGGATACTTCACCTTTACTGAAGAACACCAAAAATAAATAAAAAAGTTTTGGAAACTACGGCGTGTCGCCTTGACAAATCACTAACTAGCCTGTAAAATATAAATATAAACAAAACAGAGATACTGAATGAGCCTAGCAGGTGTGAGCCTCGCAAGAGCAAATAAAACCCCTAGCAAATAAGTCAGTATCAACCCCTAATAAAGAAAAGAGAAATAAATGAACCTTATCGGAATGACTATCAAGACCCACGACAACAAGTATGTTGGCAAGGTTGTTGAGCAGGTTGATGCCCCTGTTGGTATCAAGGCTCGTCTTGGTCAGGGTATCCAGCCTAACGAAGCCTATGTTGGCTACGCTGTTCGTCTTGAGGACGGAAAGCCAGAGGAATGGTCGCAGGTCATTGCTCGCCCTAGTGAGGTTGCTACTAAGTATGTAGTAGCCTAACAGGTATGGTGAGGGGGGGTAGTTATCCACAGCTACCCCCCAAGTTATCCACAGGGAGCCGACCGCCCAGCTCTGGATCTAGTTACGAAAGCATTAAAAAAGATCCCGATTTTCCCCAAATCCTCTTGTAAAATGTCAGTGGCTCGTTGTATAATAGTCTTATCAACGAAAGGAAACCCAATGGACTTCGAAGCAATGTCAGTTGAATGCTCTCGCCTAATGGACGAGATGGAGGCTGTCCTGAAAGGTGGTCGTGCCTCTACTGAGGATGATGAGGTTGACCCTCGTATGAAACAGATTAGCGACTACGCCACCCTGCTGTCCCACTTCCGCCCAGACCTGCTTGACCCACGCTTCGCCTAGAAAGGAACACAATGGAAATCTCATTTGGCAAACTTGAGGAAATCGCTGACTACGAAACTCTTGCTAAGGCTTTCTTTGCTATCGCAACACCAGAACAGGTTGAGCGAGTAGCAAAGTCAGTAGGCTAATCAGCCCCCTTCGGGGGTCGGCGGCTCTCGGCAAGATCGACATTAAAAACCTTAAAAAATATTTCCCAAAACCCTGTTAAATGTCGGAGGGTTGATGTATAATAGGACTATGAAGAAAAGAAAGAAACCACTAAACAAACTTGCTGAGGCTACTCGCAAGGCTCACTCTGCTGAGTTGTTCAAAAACCTATTGCTCACCAAGCACACTATCGTTGTTCCTGAACACCGAAAAGGCACTAGGTCTGCCAACATTCGCAAGGCTATCAACGAATCCCTATAATGTCATACCCTGCCTGTATAATTGAACCCTAGGAAAGGAAAACCATGAAAGCAATTATTGAAAGCAACTGTGTTTGCGGAGAAGATGAAGATGGCGTTGAACTCAACTGCTATGGCGACTGCTGGGAATGGCAGAAAGAAGATGTGTCATGGCTAATTGGTGAATGGCAGACCAAGAACAATGTTGATGACACTCAGCCTATCAAGATAAACGGAACCAACATGAATTGGAACCATGTTTCAGGATACGCAATGGCAACTCCAGCAACTATCCTTGACAAGTTAGTCTTGAATGGTGACTTCAGCCTTGAGTTTGACTTTGACCCTGAAGAAAATACTTTCAATGTCGTTCGCCGTTCACATGACGAAATGGGTGCGTTGTTCACCTTTGAAATTCTAGAGGAAGAGGAAGACTGATGGACGAAGCATACATCCAAGAATTGTTTGACCAAGCAGCCAAGGGAGAGATTAGTTATCTTGAGTTGCAAGACTATCTTGATGACGCTAGATTTGATGGTGACATCATAGACTTCCTCTAGTCTACCCCCACAGGGGGAGCCGACCCCCTAGCTGCAAGATCGACTTACGACACGTTTAAGATGTTCCCTAAAATGTCAGTGGTCAGGTGTATAATTGTATTATCAAGAAAAGGAAACCAAATGCTCACTCGCTCTAAAGACCGTAAAGTTGCTAACGCTGTAAACAAGGCTGGCACTCAAGCCTCTATCGCTAACACTTTTGGCTTGCCTAGTGGTAAGGCTTATTCCTGCCCTGGGGCTACCTCTGTCTGTGAGACTATCTGCTATGCTGGAAAACTTGAAAAGGTGTTCAAGGGTGTTCGTCAAGTATTGGTTAGCAACTATGAGCAACTACTGGCTACTGATACTCTCGGAATGATTGCTCTGATTGACGAGATGATTCAAGACTTCAAGGCAGATTGCGAAAAGCGTAATGCGGAAAAGTTATTCCGTATCCACTGGGATGGCGACTTCTTTAGTGAGGACTATGCTAGGGCTTGGGCATTTGTTATCCGTCTAAACCCTGATGTTCAATTCTGGGCATACACTCGTTCAGACTTTGCTGTGCCTATCTTGGTAAACATTCCTAACCTTGCTCTGTATTTCTCTGCTGATTCTGCTAACAAGGTTCTTGCTTGGGAATTGAAGCGTATCTATGGCGTAAAACTTGCTTATCTTGCTAAGGATTTTGCTACTGGTAAGGCAGACTTCAACGAGCAACAGGAAAAGTCTGCTGTCCCTTGCCCTGAAAACAATCGCAAGATTGCTATGATTACTGAAAAGGGTAGTGCTTGCGTTACTTGCTCACAGTGTGTTTTTGCTAGGAATGACATTCTGTTCTCTGCTAGTAAAAAGTAGCCCTTTGGCTACCCCTTCGGGGTGCCGACCCCACCAGCTGCCTACCAGGTTACGATATTAAAAAACCTTTCCCAAATCCCTATAATGTCAGACCCCTAATGTATAATGGAACTATAAACGAAAGGAAAACAATGAAACTCTTTGCTGATGTCATTGACCAAGATGTTCTGGACACCCTACCAGAATCAACCCTAGATGAACTACTAGACATTTTTGAGAAAGCAGGATACTAATGTATGATTTCCACAGCCGTAAGGCTTACATCTCTGGTGATGGTTCGTTCTCTGCCTGTGAGGATACCATTACTTTTGATACTGATGCCCTGACCAATAAGCAATGGGATATCCTTGATTCCCTGCCAGATTCAATGAAGATGGAATACGCTATCGCTATCCTTGATGGTGATGATGACTTTGTAAACGAAATCGAAAGTGAGTATGAGTAATGGAAAAGATTACTGTTAGTCTTAGATTTGAATACTACCCTGAAGAAGACCACGCAGAATTGTTTGAAGACATGACTGAAGATGAAATGATTGACTATGCTAAACAAATGGCTAATGAAGACATTATCAATGGTGATGTTTGGGAATGGCTAGAAGTTTCGGTAGAGTAAAATGTCTGACCCTACCAGTATAATTAGACTATCAACGAAAGGAAACACTAATGGGAACTCGTAATCTAACCAAGGTAATTGACCGAGATGGCGTAGTCAAGGTTGCTCAATACGGACAATGGGACGGATACCCTAGCGGACAGGGAGTTACTGCTCTCTACCACGCAGAGAACCACAGACTTATTGAGAGTAAGTTGCCTAAACTATACTTTCTAACTGATAAAGAGATTGATAACATCAACTCACTACTAGCCGCTAGTGAACAGCCTGTTAGTGAAGTTTATCCAACTCTATCTCGTGATACCTGTGCGGACATTCTAGGCTATGTTGCTTATAGTAACGATTTATTCCTAGTTGATGCCAGCGACTTTGAGAATGACGAATTGTTTTGTGAAGCAGTTTACACCCTCAACTTTCAAACCAAAAAGTTTATCTCTACTTATGGCGGATACACTCTTGAACACGATTTAGATGATTTGCCTAGCCCTGATGAATACCTTGCGGAATGGGCAACCACACTAGACCCAGGGGTAGTAGGGTAACCTGCTCCCTTCGGGGAGCCGACCCCCAAATGTAACGATCAGGTTACGAAGCTTACGAAACGCTCCACAAATCCCTATAATGTCAGTGGTCACCTGTATAATAGAACTATCAACAAACGAAAGGAAAATTATGTTGGACATCGCATTTGGAATGAAGCAGGTTGCTACCGAGGCTTGCGACAACCCCTTTGTGGCTATGATGGCTGGTGGTCTTGACGCTATGCGAACCGAGGTGGACAGCGACGAGTTTCTCTCTGCCCTTGCTCAGTTTGCTATGGCTATCTCTGCTCAGGCAGTTTCTGGAACTGTTTGCCTTACCCTCACCGAAGACGCTCAGGCTGAACTGGTGAAGACCATTGAGGAACTGGAAAGCATTGCCAACGACATCGAATAAATGTCGTAGGTATCCCTTATAATAGAAACACAGCCAATCGAAAGGAAAAAATAATGGCTTATGACGAAAACGGAAATCTTGTACCTGACCCTATCCCTGCTAGTCTTGTACTTGGTGAAACAGTAATCCCTAATCACCCTGTACTTGCTCAACTCAAGGAGCAAATCGAAACCCTGACTGGACAGCGAGACAGTTGGATTACTGACCACAACATTATGCGAGACCGCTGGGTAAACGCAAAAGCAGCAATCGAAGCATTGAAGAGCAACGTCAAGAACCTTATCCTTGAAAACCACGACAACGTGGACGAGGATTTCTTGAAGGAACTCGCAGAAGCAATGGAGATTGAACTGACTAAGTCTATCTCTGTTCAGGGAACTATCAACTTCTCTGGTAGCGTTGAGGTCTCAATCTTCGAAGACTTGGATGACATTTCGTACAACGTTAGCGTTGACGGTCTTGACATCTCTGCCTATGGTGAGAACCTTTGGCACTTGGACTATGACGTTGAGGACGTAACTTCCGAAGACAACTAGTCAACATGTTTGGATAAGACACCTGCAGGTCTTAATTCCTTTCTTTCCTGCAGGGGTCCTGAGCATGACGGTAAAAGGCTCCTTCTCCATACCCTGGAAAAGTGCCGACCCCCTTCGATCTGAACTTATGTTACGATTATGTTACGAAACCCCCTTTCCTATTGTAAAATGTCGGTGGTAGGCATTATAATAGATACATACAGCAAAAGAGAATAACG